GGGCACCGGCCGCACGACGCGCACCGCGTGCCTGGCCATCGCGCACGTGATGGCCGGCCGACACGTGGTTCTCGCCGGCGGCTCGCCGTCGAAGACCGAACACGTCTGGACGGTCGCGACGGACTTCGCACGGCGGCTCGGGCTGGACCCGCTCGCGATCGGGACCTACTCGAACCGCACCCGCGGTTCGGTGAACCTCGGAAACGCCGTCTTCGTCGAGGATCCGTCGTGAGGCTCTGTGCGTTCAACAGCGATCGGTGGACCGTGCTCGAGATCGAGGGGCACGCGGACATGTCCGAGGCGAGCCGCGCCGCCGCGAAGATGCGAACGCGGCGGGCGCCGGGTGAACAGGTGCGCGTCAAGCGCGTCGACGTCCGTGTCTTCGGCGCGGTCGCGTGGCTCTTCGTCGCGGTGCGCCGGCGTGAGCGAAAGGGGAAGACGCTGTGACGATCTTCGTGCGCTTCATCGACATGGGCGATGACGATTACGGGATGTTCGACCCCGAGCGCGACGCCGAGGTGCTCGCGGAGATCGAGGCGCATCGCGGGCGCCCCGCGATCGTGCGGGGCACGAATACCGGCGCGGAGCCGGACGGCTGCCCGATCGGCGAGACGGGCGCGGACCCGCGGCTCGACCTGATCTTCGCCGACGGCTGGCGCTGGTCCGCGTTCCTCAACGAGGTCGAGATCATTCACCCGCGGGCGCGAGCTCGCACTTGAACACGGCGCACGCGCCGAGGAAGATGGTCCCCATGGTTCCGCACCCGCTCGACTTTCTCGAACACCTGGTCCCGCCCCCGATGAAGGAAACGCCGCGCGATCAGTCGAAGCCCTCCCGCTTCGACCCGAAGGAACGCGCGCGCCGCCGCGCCGCCGCGAAGCGGGCCCGTCTCGCGCGGCGGAAGAACCGGTGAAGGACGAACGTCGCGTCGCGCGGATCTCCGTGTACGTCGGGCGCGACGGCGCGCCGCGCTCGATGATGGCGCGGCTCGTGATTCATCGCGAGCTCGAGGTCCCCGAGGAAGAGGTCGACCTCGAGCGGCTCGCCGATCAGGCGGCGGAGCTCGCGCGCGCCGCGGTCCTCGCCTCCAATCGGCGCCGGGGTTGACGCGCGCTTCCGTTCGCGCGCAGGATGATCGACACCCTCCCGACGGACGGGGCGGTCTTCGACGTCAGCGAGACGGGGCCGGTTTCGCCCTCCTCCCGGCCCCGTCTCGCCGTTCCCGTGCTTGACTTCTGGCCCGGTTGGCCCGCACTGTCGGGCGCATGAGCCGAGACGCAGACGCACAACGGCGACGGAAAGCAGGCCTGCGTCGGCGGATGCGCGACATCGCCGCCGACCGTCGGTGCCCGGCTTGTGGGCGCGGCTACGCGCTCGTGAGGATCAAGGCCGGCGGCCTGGTGATCGGCAAGGCCTGTCGCTGGTGCGACTTCGAGAAGTCGATCGACGTCTAGCAAAAGGGGTCGCGAGGGAAAGGGGTGCGGGCGCGCAGCGTTGGCTTTCTTCACTGCGATTCCGAAAGGATACGCGGCACGCGGCATAACGGTGCTTGACAGTGCCTATGGATGAGCGCACAAAGATCAGCATGAAGACGGCGGTGACGATCCCTCGCATCGAGGAAGCCATGACGACCGTGCGCGAAAGCGCCGCCTTCAGCGGCTTCGATCGCGCGCGCGCGCTCGCGCAGCTCAAGGTGCCCGGCGACCTGTTCGCCGTGTGCGGCGACGATCCGGGCGCGTTCCTTGTGAACGAGTGGAACGCGATGATTCAGCTCGAGGCCGCGCGCGAAGCGATCCGTGCGATGGGCCCGGCGCTCAAGGGCGTGAACGCGGTCGGCGTCGCCGAGACCTTCGAGCACGCGGCGGAGCTCTACCTCGCCGGCCGTGGACTGGTCGCCAACGGATGAGCGACGAGGGCTTCGTGGGCGGGTGGTCGCGCGTGATCCGCGAGCAAGGCGAAGAGCGTCGAGCCGAGCGCGATCGCATGATCGAAGAGGCCGGCGCCGTCGAGCTCGCCGCAACCGCGCGCGCCTTCCTTGTCGGCGCGATCGCGGGCGTCCGCCAAGAGTACCGTCGCAAGTTCACCCCCGCCGAGTGTCTCGCGGCGATCCGCGCCGCCGTCGCGCTCGAGGTCGTCGAGGTCGACGATGGCGAGCTCGCGCTTCGCGATCCCGGTTGCGAGGACTGTCATCGCGAAGACGCGGAGCTCTGCCCCAAGAGCGAGCGCGCGTGCGGCCATCACTGCAATCATTCGTGGAGCCACGACGGGTGTTGCTACTGCAAGACCGAGTGGGGCGAGGGCGGCGTCGTCGTCTCGTCGGAGCCTTCGCCGTGACCGAACGCGATTGGCTCATGGGCGATGGCGCGCTGTTCGAAGTGATCGCCGACGGCCAAAACGTGTGGGTCAACGCGGGATGGGGCTCGGTCGCGCGCCTCTCTCGTCGCCGGATGGATGTTCACGCGCCGCCGCTCGGAACGTGCGACGTCTGTGGGGCCCCCGCTCGCGATCGGCCGTGGGCTACCTTCCGCGCGATCGTTCGCGGGCGGACCGGCGTCGACCTCCCCGATTGGGCTCGGCCGACGTGGGCCGAGTGGCCGGCGTGGCGCCGCGCGGGGATCTGGCTCACGCGCGCGCTCGCCGGCGCGACGTGGGGATGGTGGTTCTCGGCGCAGCTCTTCACGGCGGCCGAGAACCGCTTCCGCGCGATGCGATCGCCGACCCCGTGGCCCTGGATCGAAAGGCACCTTGGGTGATGCGCGCCCTCACGCTGTGGCAGCCGTGGGCGTCGGCGATCGTGTCCGGGCGGAAGCGCGTCGAGAATCGGCCGTGGGCCCCGAAGCTGATCAAGCCGGGCGAGCGCTTCGCGATTCACGCCGGCAAGCGATGGGATCGTTCGGGCGCGGTCGCGTGCGCCGAGCGCGGTTTCGATCTTCGGCGCGCGGAAGCGCTCGGCGGCGTGATCGGCGTGGCGACGCTCGATCGCGTCGTGCGTTCGGCCGCCGACCTTCCCGCCGATCAGCGCGCGTGGTTCTTCGGTCCCGTCGGGTGGTTGCTTCGTGACGTGCTCACGCTCCCGCGACCGGTCCCCGCTCGAGGGATGCTCGGGCTGTGGCTCTTGCCCGACGACGTCGAAGCGGCCGTCTTGGGGATGCTGTGAACGACGTCGCGACGTGTCCATGCGGCGAGACAGCGCCGCACGTGGTGGCGATTCGCCAGACGATCGACGGCTGGCCGATCGTCGCGTTCAGCGATGGTCACGTGCTCCTCGCGAACCCGGATCCGGAACCGCATCTCGCGTTGCGTGGCGTCGTCGCGTCGGTCTACCCGCCGCGCGTCTTCCACGTGCTCGACTCGATGGGGTGGGCGACAGCGCGCGAGATCGGATCCGTACTCGGCGAAGACATGCCCCCGCCGGCGGCGCCGGTCTCGGATGACATCGGCCCGGCGCGACGAAAGCGGCGTGATGGGTGAGCGGCTGTTGCCCCGTCACGTCGACGGACCTGTCGCGCGCAGGCTCGCGCGAAATCAGGCGTGGCGAACCATGGTCGCGCAGGGGTGGGGGCTCGTCGAGCTCGCCGAAGTCACGGGGTGGTCGTTGTCGACGATCGTGCATCACGCGGCCGGCGGTGCCGGGCTGAGCTCGCGCGCGACGCCCCCGTGGGGTGAAGGTGCGCGCGCGGCGAAGAAGAAGCCGAGCGCGCCGAAGAAGAAGCGCGCCTCGAAGAAGCCGTCACGACCTCGCGGTCCGCCGGTCGACAGCGCGCCCCCGCCGCCCCCGCTCGAAGAGCGCCCGTTGCATCTCGAGAAGAAGTCCGCTCGGACCGAGGCGATGTGGCTCAAGCTCGAAGAGCGTCGAAGGATCACCGGATTGTCGTGTCCACGGAAGCGCGACGATCCTCGTTTTGCGTCGTGATCGACTGGTCGACGTCGATCGCGCGTGCTTCCGTGGGAGGGTTAGAAAATGCGTTGGGCGATCGTTGGTCTCTTCATCTTGTGCGCGTGCGGAGAGCCGTGCGTCGACGTGGACACCGCACAGCTTCGGCGGCCGGTGCCGGGCTCGGACTGCGAGGCCTATCGCCTCGACGGTGCGCGATGGCCGTGGCGGATCGTCGGCGAATCTGAAGCGGTCGTCCCGCTCGCCTTCGCGGCGGGGACGAGCTGGAACCTCGCGGCGAATCGCCAGTTGTTCACGGCCGATCTGAGCGGGCGCAAGCCGCTCGTGCGCTTCGTCGACGCGACACAGGAAGAGATCGAGGTCGCCTTCGCGACGCGCGGTACGAGCGCGCTCACGGTGACGTCGATCGCGATCGAAGAGTGCGCCTACGCCGGCGGGATCATCCGAACGCTGCCGTCGTTCTGGTGGAAGAGCGACGACGAGCAACAGGCGGAACTCGAGAGCGAGCTCGGGCACCTGCTCGGCTTTCTCGACGACGACGTCGAACATGCGTGCGCAACGTCGACCGGCCGAATCGCGGTGGTGACGAAGTGAGCGCGTCGGGCATGGACGTGCTCATTCTTCGTCGCGCGCGCGACGAATGGGAGACGGCCGCGAAGAGCGCGCTCGCCGATCTGGCGGAGCTCTCGGCCGAACTCGGTCACGCGCGCGCGCGAATCGTACAGCTCGAGGCCGCGCTTCGGTCGGTGCTCCCGCTCGCGATCGAGCACAACGAACGCCCCGAGGCGGGCGCGGAAGAGGACGCGATGATCGCGGCCGTGCGCGCGGTGGTCGAGCCATGAAGCCCGCGTGGGACGTGACCTATTCAGCGGTGATCGAGGACTTCGTGCTCACCGTCGAGGGCGAGCTCGGCACGGACGATTGGACGTGGAGCGTGCATCGTCAGCCAGACGACAAGCTCGTCGCCGGCGCCGAATCGAAGTCCGCGGCGGCGGCCATGCGCAGCGCCGAACAGGCAGCGAAGGCGCGCGTCGAGGGCGACCGTTCCTTCGTCGCTCCGCATCCTGATCGAAAGGACGGTTGCAGGTGTCCGGTGATCGGCGGCCAGATCCCGCACCGCTTGGGCTGCCGGTGGTACGGGCGCGAACGTAGGACCCGCCCGCTCTCGAAGAGATTGCACGGCCGCTGAAGGTGCGGCCACGCCCGACAGATCACGCCGGTGGGATGGGCCCATCGGTCGAAAGTCACGTGCGCGGACAGGCGCGCTCGTGAACGGAGGTGGGTATGCTACGAGACGGTGATCCCGCGATGCGCGATGCGAACATGGAGACGCTCGGCGCGCTGATGGAGCATTGGCGCCGAGTCGCGCGTGAAGCGATGAAGGCCGGTGTCACGATCGACGTCGTGTCGGCGACGCCGGCGGCCGTCGACTTCGACGGGGCGGGCGCGTGCAACATCGCGCGCGAGCTCCTCGCCATGATCGCGACGTCGAACGTCGACAAGTTCGATGCGGCCGGCAACTTCACGAACGGTGCGTTGCTCGAGGCGTTTCTCGATCGCGCGGATCTCTGCGAAGACCTGAAGCACGAGCTCGCAAGAGCGAGAAGGGGGAACGACGCATGAGCGTGCTGTCGCGTTTGCTGCGGAGGAAGAAGGATCATGCAAGCGAACTTGCATGGCCTTTCGCAAAAGAGGCGGTGCCGATCGGCGTGTTGGTCGAACGGCTGAGCGAGCGCGAGATGCGCGAGGCTCCGCGGGACCCGGACCGAACGAACAGCGTTCTGATCTCGCGTTGGTTCGTGGACGTCGGCGGCTGGTGTCTCGGTCCGTTCGAAACGAAGACCGAGGCGAAGAGCTGGGAACCCAACGCCGAGCCGACGCTCTCGACGCTTTCGACGCTCGGGCCGTGGCCGTCCGAAGTCGCATGCCCGTTCTGCGGCGCGACGACGCATCTCACCCCGTGGGGGCACGAGGGCGACGACGGCTTCGTCACCGGTTCATGCGAGCGGTGCGAGGCGCGCATAGGTCAGCAACCGGTGGGCGATCCGGGCGCCGGCGAGCACCCCGGATGGATCTCGCCGCGCGCGGTGATCGACCTCGAGCTCTTCCGCAACGGCGTGCGCCTCGCCGGCGGCCCGCTCGATGGGCGTTTCGTTCCGCGGACCGAGGTCGAAGATCAGGGCGGGATCTGGCAAACGATCGTGCCCGGTCACGGTCCGGTTCGGTACGAGCCCGACGCGACCGGCCCCGCCGGCGTCCTGGCGTTCGTGGAAGACGATGCGCCGACGCTCATGATGACGGCGCTCCCGCCGGTCTCGCCCGCGCGCGAGCTTCACCATCGGCCGCGATTGCTTGGCACCGTCGAGACGACGATGACCAGTCTGACGCGCGCGATCGACTTGCTCGACGACGACGAATCTTTCGGGTGACAACGGTTCCCGTGCTTGACTTTGCGCGCGTCAGACCACGGCGCGGAATGGGACGCGCGGACCGAACACGTCTGGGAAGGCCAGTGGCGCATGTTGCGCGACATCCTCGAGCACGAGCTCGGGCCCCATGTTGCGCGCGTGGGAGTCGGGCCCCTCGAGCCCCCTTCCGGAGCTACGCGCACGAGACGCCGGCGACCCATGCGCAGCGCTCGATCGCGCGAGCCTGGCGCGCGTCGGGCTTGAACCAGCGGGCGAGCTCGTATCCACCCGAGCCGCCCTTGCGGGCGACGAGTGCCTTGCGGGGGAGCCAGATCGTCCAGGGCCGGCCCCCGCCCTCGGGGTCGAGCTCGAGCCTGACGGCGCGATCGCGGACCTCTGCGACGCGGCCGAAGAGGTGCGAGACCGCAACGGCCGAGGGGGCCGTCGCGCCGCCGAGAAAGATGCTGATGAGTGCGCCGTTCGTCATGCTCTTGTTGTACGGCCGCACGGCGAGAAAGTCAACCGAGAAAAACAGCATTTCGATGCTTGACTTTGCGGACGGGCGACCGTACAAGAGAAGCATGACGACGACGAACACGACCCTCACCGACCTCTTCGGCGCTCCGATCAGCGTCTACACCCGCGCGCAGGCGATCGCCGATGGCGAGCTCGTCGACGTGACGAAGTGGGCGAGCGCGGGCCCCGAAGGGATGATGGGCGGCTTCAAGGTCCCCGTCGCCCTGACGCGTTCCCTGTGGGCCGCGATCGAGGCGATTCCGAAGAGCCTCGACGGCCTCGCGGACGTGCGCGGGCGCGCGCACGACGTGCTGTGGATGGCCTCCCTTGCCGCGCGTGCGGTGGGTGGCGATCAGAGCCGGCGGAACTTCGTCGTGATCATGCCGCGGCGTGGCAGCCGCAAGCGCAACACGATCCTCACGGTCGACATCGGGCCGGGCGACGATCACGAGCCCGTCGTGACGATCGGCTTCCCCGAGGACTTCTGAGACGAAAGGAAACGAAGGCAATGGCAGCGATCCCAGACACCACCCTCACCGACGGCGAGCTCGTCGAGATTCACTGGCAAGGTGCATCGAACGGCACGAACAAACGGCGCGCGAAGTTCGTGCGCCACGTGAAGCGCAAGGGCGAGATCGTCGGCGCGCTCGTGCGCATGCAGAACGTGACCCCCAAGGGCGAGTATCGCGACACGTTCGGATCCGAGCGGCGGGTCGAGACCGGCGACATCATCGGCCGCGTCCGCGACTAGACGTCCGCGAAGCGCTCCTCGAGCCACGTCCGGATCCCGTGGGGGTCCGCGTGCTCGGGGAGCCGGAAGGACGGCTCGAGCTCCGCGGCGCCGCCTGGCGCCCACACCGAAAACGAGAAACTCTCACCCTCGAGCGCTTCGATCCAGTGCGAGCGGTTCACCACGTAGACGTGCGGCGCTCGCGTTTCGTACCACGTGCCTTCGCCGGCGCCGTGACGATACAGGCCGCCGGGGAAGACGGCGACGATCACCGGGGCGCGGTGCGGGTGGAAGACGGTATGCCCGGCGGTGCCCGGCTTGAGGCGTTGCAGCGCGACTTGCGCGCCGTCGTTCGTCGTGTAGGCGATGCGGTCGACGTCGAGCTTCCCGCGCTCGCCTACGTGGCGCCGGAGCTCCGTCGGGCGCGCCGTCGCGAAGAGCTCTCGAGGATCGCGAAACGCGGGGTCGAACCACACCCCGCGATCGTCTCAGGTCGCGTCGCGCGACGCAAAGCCCTCGGCGCACTCGCTCAGTCGGCGAGATACCACAGCCCATCGTCGCCGCGGCAGGCGAGGGAGAGGAACTCGGCGTAAAACGCGGTGAGGTCGATGAAGTCTTCGGCGGCGGCGGCGTCGCCGTCGGTGGGGTCGGGCCAGGGCGCGAAGTCGGTCTCGGTCATGTCCGTCGTCGTCATGCTTCTGTTGTGTTGTACGGCCACCGCGCGGCGAAGTCAAGCATGCAAATGCACAATTCTTCGAGGGGCGGACGAAAAGTTTTGCACTTCGATGCTTGACTTCGAGACCGGACGCCCGTACAACAGAAGCATGACGACGACGACGGCCCCCACGACGCCCCGCAACGCCACCCTCCCGGCCCTCCGCCAGGTCTTCGCCCGCGCCCGCGCGGTCTGCCGTGAAGCCGGCATCGGCGACGAGAGCTTCGTCGACGGCACGACCGGCCGCGCCGGGGACGACGACGGCACCGGGTCGGATTCGGCCGGCTCCTACGCGCGCTTCCTGACCGAGCTCGCGATCGACGTCGCTTTCTTCTCGGCGCACAGCCTCCCGAACCGTCGCCGAAACTACCTCATGGCGTGGATGATGGAGCCGGTCCGATGAAAGCGATCGACCTCTTCGCCGGCGCCGGCGGCTTCACCGAAGGGGCGCGCCTCGCCGGCGTGCCGGTGCGATGGGCCGCGAATCACAACCGCCTCGCGGTCGAATACCACGCGCGGAACCACCCCGAGGTCGAGCACGCCGTGCAAGACCTTCACCAGGCCGACTTTCGACACCTGGTCGGCGGCTGCGATCTGATCCTCGCGTCGCCTTCGTGCCGCGGGCACGCGGAGTGCGGTCAGCCCGGGCGCAAGGCGGATCGGTCCGGTCGCGTGGCGATGCGTCACGACGCGGATCGCAACACCGCATGGGCTGTCGTGACGGCGGCCGAGGTCATCCGCCCGCGTGCGCTGATCGTCGAGAACACGATCCCGTTCACGCGTTGGATCCTCTTCAGGCCATGGCTCGCCGCGCTTGAGGCGCTCGGCTACGAAGCGCGGATCCACAAGCTGTGGGCGCACGACTTCGGCGTGCCGCAACGTCGCCATCGCGTTGTGGTGACGGCGTTCCTCGGGGCCCATCCCGAGCTCGCTTTCGAACGGTCGCCGGCGCCGCCGGTGCGGACGATCCTCGAGCCGTGCGCGGGCGGTTGGGCCCCCGTCGCGTCGAAGCCGATCGGCGTGCGACGGCGCGTCGCGCGAGGCCGCAAACGGCACGGGCGGACCTTCCTCGTTCAGCACGTCACATCGTGCTCGGGCGTGCCGCTCGACGGTCACATGCGGACGATCACGACCGTGGGATCGCACTGGCACCTGGTCGAGGGCGATCGGATCCGCCCCTTGACCGTGCGCGAGCTCGCGCGAGGACAGGGCTTCGGCGACCACTACAAGCTCCCGCGTGCGCTCTCGCCGGGGACCCGTCTTGTCGGAAACGCAATCCCCCCGCCGTTGGCCGCCGCGGTGATCCGCGCCGTGGCGCGCGCGTGAAAAACAAGCATGCGAGTGCTTGACTTCGGCGCGTGTTGGCCGTACAACAGAATCAGCAACGGGGAAGCGAAGGGCTCGGGCGATTCTGTGCCGGGTCCGGGACCATGCCTCAAACCCGGGCGCCCCGCGGGGGCGCCTACCGAAAGGGCTCTTCATGAACGACAAGATGACCGACATCCTCGGGGACCTGATCACGACCGCGGCCGAGGCCGACGATCTCGCCTTCGAGCTCATGCGCACAAAGACGATCGTCGACTTGGCCGCCGCCGACGGTTCGTTGTGGGCGAACGTGAACGGGCTCGCGAGCCGGATCTTCGTGGCGACGGGGATGATCCGGACGACCGCGATCCGCGAGGATAACCCGGAATCGGAGATGCTCGGCGGGCGGCTCGATACGACCTCGCTGATCTTCGCGGGCGCCCTCGACTCCCTCGTGACGCTCCTCGGGCGTGTCAGCGGCGACGCCGCACGTGCGGAGCTCGAGCCGTTCTGTGCGCGCTTGCGGGACATGATGGTCACGACCGATCGCCTGCGCGCGCGCGGGGCCTTGCGCCTGCGCGAAGTCGGGCTTCTGTGATGAACGGCGACACCCCCGAGGTCGCGCGCATGCGCGAGCGAACCCGCGCCGCGGAAGCCAACGCGCGCGAGCGAACCGCCAAGCTGAAAGAGGCAACGGCCGAGCTCGCGCGCGTCCGCGCCATGTACGCGCGCGAGCGCTCGCGCGCGGGCGCCACGCACGCGATGATCGCCGATGAGCTCGGCGTGACCGAGTCGGCCGTCTGCCACCTTCTACGGCGCGAGGTCGAATCGCGCAAAGACAAGCGCTTGAATGCTTGACTTTGCGTTGCCGTCATGGGATAACCGACGGCATGATGACGACGCACATCCGACGCCTATCCACCCGTAAACTGGAACGTTTGGCCGCCGAGGCCGACCTGATCGACGCCTGGCTTCGCCTCGACGACCTCGACGCCCACGAAGCGCGGCGCCTCGCTCGAAGAGCCCGCGCGATTCAGCGCCGGGCGCACCGCGCGACCGCCGACACCTTCCATCGCCGCTACTACATCGGGGTGATCCTGCGCGTCGCCGCGCGGGCGGCGGCGGCCTTCGAGCGGCTCGAGCCGCTCGCCGCCTGACAGGGGCCGGGCCCCGCCCCCCAAGGCGGGGCATTTCCCTCTATCAGCCAAGGTCCATGGCCCTCAAGTCCGCGCGATGACGCGACGCGCGAATAAACTTTCTTCGATGTCGTGCATTTTTATGCTTGATATCGCGGGAGAGAATCCGTATAACAAAAGCATGACGACGACGAACAACGCGGCCACTGAGAACCTGACCTTCGGCATCGAGATCGAGACCAAGCGGATCAACAACCTCCGCGCCGCGCAGGCGATTCAGGCCGAGCTCGGCGGGATCCTCGAGCACGGACGCGACTACTACCAGTCGGTCTACGTGCGCCTCGCCGACGGCCGCAAGTGGCGCTGCATGAACGACTCTTCGCTTTCGGGCGTTTCGTCCGAGATCGTCTCGCCGATCCTTCAGGGGCGCGAGGATGTCGAAACGGTCCAGCGCGTCGTTCGCGCTCTTCGTCGGGCCGGCGCGCGCTGCGACGAGCAGTGCGGGATCCACGTCCACGTGGGCGCTCAGGGCCTCACCGCGAAGGCGGTCGGCAACCTCGCCGCGCTGGTCTACAGCCGCGAAGAGCTGATCACCCGCGCGCTCGGCGTTCACGCTTCGCGGGCGGCCCGCTACTGCAAGGCCACGACCGAGGAGAAGGCGAAGGCTCTCAAGGGCGCGAAGACGCTCAGCGACGCGAACGTCGCGTGGTACGGCCACAACAACCCCGCGCCGTCGCACTACGACGGCACGCGCTACGCCGGTCTCAACCTCCACAACGTGTGGTTCCGCGGCACGGTCGAATTCCGTTGGTTTAACGGCACCTTGCACGCGGGCAAGGTCCGCTCCTACATCGCGCTTTGCCTCGGCCTCGTCGCCTACGCGAAGAGCGCGAAGAACATCCGCGTCGCGAAGGCGGCCGTCTCCTACGACGACGCCAAGTGGACGATGTATCGGTTCCTCTACCACCGTCTCGGCCTTACGGGTGACTACTACAAGAACGTTCGCGACCACCTGATCGCGGCGCTTCCCGGCTCGGTCCGCGGCGGAAGCCGGACGTCGGATCGCCCGGGCGGGACCCGCGCCCCCCGCGCCCGCGCCGCGGCGTGAAGCATCCACGGGGCCGGCTTCGGCCGGCCCCCACAACCTCTTGAAATCGAAGGGAAAGATCGCCATGACCACCGACATTCAGACCACCGACCTCGTCTTCGTTTACGGCTCGCTCATGCGAACTCATTGGAATCACTATCTGATCGAGCGCGCCGAGTTCAGGGGCGAAGCCGCAGTCGAGGGTTTCGAGCTCTACGAAAACGCTCGCTTCCCGATGGTCGTCGAGGGTGGCCGGCGCCTCGTTCACGGCGAGGTCTTCCGCGTCACGGCGCGCGAGCTCGCGACGCTCGACCGGCTCGAGGGTGTCGACGTCGGCATGTACCGCCGCGAAGCGCGCCACACGCTCGACGGCCGCATGGTGTGGATCTACGTGTGGGGAGGCGAGCTCGGCGGCCTGCGCAGGGTTGAGAGCGGCGCGTGGCGTGAGCCGGCGGCCGGCCCTATCCTCGTCGTCGAGCACGTCCACACGAAGCGGATCCGCGTCGGACGTGCGCTCGACGTCGTCGCGCGGATGCGCGCGGAGCCGTGGGGGATCGAGCACGACGGCGCGACGGTCGCCGACTGGATCGTTGCGTCGGTGGCGATGATAGCCGGCGTCAGCGGCGGCGTCGTCGCGGTGCCCGACGGCGAGACGAAGGGCGCTCAGGCGGCGGCCTATCTCGAGCTCGTGGCCGACCTCGGGCTCGTGGCGCTCTCGCACGCTCAGGACGTCTCAGGCGTGCGCGTGAAGTGATCGAGCGACCTCGGCGCGCCTCGCGTGGGGGCGGGCGCTCGAGGCCGTCAGAACGGCGCACGGCGCGTCAGGCGCGAGACGAGAAAAACGACAAAGGCCAGCATTTTTGTGCTTGACTTCGCGTCGGCGCGGCCGCATAACAGGGGCATGACGACGACGACGAAGCGCAGCATCCCGAACGTGATCGACACCGGCCTCGTGCGCGTGACGCGCGACGAGTTCCTCGCGCTCGAGGAGATCTTCGTTTCGGCCGGCCTGTGGACCGTTCAGATCGCGGCGAACGTCCTTCAGGGGCTCTACGACAAGGGCCTCGTCGAGTTCGGCCGCTACGGCCGCACCCCCACGATGACCGAGCGCGCTTACCGCGTCTTCGATCTGCGCGGCGAGCTCGAGCCGCGGAAGTGGGAAACGCGTTCGCTCGTTCCCGCGATCCCTGTCTGGATGGACCAGCGGGCGGCGGCGCGGCTTCTCGCGTGCTTCGCGTGAGCCGCACGCGGCGGAAAGTGTGAAGAGTTTCCGCCGCACCTTCCGCCGCGAAACCCGATGGGGTAGAAAGGGGCTCGAAATGCCTTTGGTTTTCGCCTTCGGGTCCAACATGGACCCCAAGCAAATGCGGCAGCGCTGCCGATCCGCCACCTTCCGTGGCGTGTACGACCTTGCCGGGCACCGCCTCGCCTTCGTCGGCCGGTCGGCCGGATGGGGCGGCGCGGTCGCGACGATCGAGAAGTGCGCCGGCGCGATGACGACCGGCGTGCTTTGGGAGGTCTCGAGGGCCGATCTCGACATCCTGGACCGCTTCGAGGGCGCGCCGCACGTCTACAGTCGCGTGGCCGCTCGCGTGCGGCAGGGCGCGCAGCGCGGTGCGGATCTGTGGGTCTACGTCCACAACCGACCCGAAGCGCGCGGACAGCCGTCGACGGCCTACGTCGAAACGATCCGGCGCGGCTTCGCGTTCATCGGTCGGGCCCCCCAACGGCTCGACGAGGCGGTGACTCGGGCCGGCGGGCTCGCCATTCCCCCCGACGAGCTCGCCGGCCTGCTCGAGCGCGCGCGCAGTCGTCCCGCGCGCGCCGTCTGAAAATCAGCATATCGGTGCTTGACTTCGCGACGGGCCGCCCGTATAACAGGGGCATGACGACGCGACACGAGATCAACGGCAACCCGATCAGCTTCATGCTCGCAGGGCGAGCGGTCTTCACCGTCGAGAGCGAGCGCGGCGGGCGCTTCACCTACAAGGTGTCCGCGAAGAAGGACGCGCAGGGCGTTCACTTCGTGAAGGTGCTCACGGGGCCGAGCAACACGACCGACTTCACCTTCATCGGGACGATCTTCGACGGCCGGCGCTTCGTGCCGGGGAAGCGCTCGACGATCAGCGCGTCCGCCCCTTCGGTGAAGGGCTTCGGGTGGGTCTTCGGGCGCCTTCAGGCGGGCGCGGACATCCCGGCGAAGCTGTACCACGAAGGCCGATGTGGCAAGTGCGGACGGGCCCTCACGGTCCCCTCGAGCGTCGAGAGCGGCTTCGGTCCCGAGTGCGCTGGGCGCTGAAGGCGGGGAGGGACCGGGCGCACACCCGTCAGGGTGCTCGCGCCCGTCTCGAGCTCCGATCGCCCTTCCGCGCCGCCGCGGTGAGCCCGCCTCCCCCTCTATCAATGACGGACCGTGACACGTGCCGTGTGCGCGTGTCAATTTTCTGCACTTCGATGCTTGACATTCCAAACGGGCAGCCGTACAACAAGAGCATGACGACGACGACGACGAACCCGACGGCCGCTCTCTCCGCTCTCCTCGCCCGCGCTGGCGATCTGGCCGGCGCCCTCCCCGAGGTCTGCCGCTTCATGGCCCGCGGCGGCGACGCGCGTGACGCGCTCCCCCTCGTGGAAGCCACGTACGTCGCGCTCGGCGGCCTTCACGTCGAACTTCGTGACATCTTCGACGACCGCGACGGCGAGCTCGTCGCGCAGGTCTCGGACACGATCAGCCTGTTTCAGGCGCGCGCGCTTCAGCTTCGCGGGCGCCTTCAGGCGGCGGCCTGATGTTCGGCGAGTGCGGGTTCTGCGAGACCCCCTTCGACGAGCACGTCGAGGTGTTTCGCGGCGACGGCGATCGCTGGCTCGAGTGGGCGCCGTGCTGCGAGGCCGCCGAAGCGGAGGTCGCGGCCTTCGGCTTCGAAGCCTTCGCCGGCTTCCCTCTCGAGACGATGCTGAGCGAGCTTCTGAGCTGCGACGTGCGCGAGGTGACGGACGATGGCACCGTCCGCGGGCGGATCGAGACGGAGGCGCCTGGCGAGCTCTGGGAGCGCCGTGGGCGGCCGGCCGTTCGGTCGCCGGCCGGCTGGCGCGACTTCGTCTTCAGCGCTGTCGAGGCCCATCACCGACACATGCCGGACGCGCCGACCTCGCACAAGTTCTCGGTCGCGGCCTACAACGGCGGGGTGCTGGTCGGCGTGGCGGTCGTCGGGCGGCCGGTCTCGCGGCTGCTCGAGGCGGCTGAGCCGCGCACGCTCGAGGTCACGCGCGTGTGCGCGTGGGGCCATCCGGCTCTTCGCCGGAACATCGCGAGCGCGCTCTATGGGGCATGTGTGCGGAAGGCGCGAGCTCTCGGGATCGCCGATGCTCTGATCACCTACACGCTCGAGACCGAACTCGGCGCAAGCCTGCGAGCGGCGGGCTTCGTGGAAGAGGCCTTGAGTCGAGGCGGCACGCGCGATCGACCGAGCCGGCGCCGCCTGGATCGGGCTCCGATCTGCCGAAAGCGTCGATGGCGTCGCGCCGTCTAAAATAATGCACTTCGATGCTTGACTTTGCCGACGGGCGACCGTACAAGAGAAGCATGACGACGACGACGAACACGACGCTGACCATCCGCCTCGACGGGCACCTGAAGGCGAAGACCTTCACCGTCGTGAGCGGGACCCTCGAGAAGGGCGTTCTCTCGGTTCGCGGCCCCCGCGGCGGCGAGCGCGGCCTCGTTCGCAACGTGAAGTCGGGCGCCTGGTTCCTCTGCGACTCGCGCCGCACCTTCGCGGTGGCGGAGCTCTCGTGAGTGGCCGGGGCGAGGCCGCCGCGATCAGGCGGGAGCGCAAGCGCCAGGCCGAGGAAGACGCTCGGTTGACCGAGCTCCTCGCGAAGCGCGGGTATCGGTTGGCGCCGCGAGACGATCCGCGCGGAAGCGGCGGGAGCTGTCGGGTGCTTCGCCGCTTCATCGTGACGCACGGGACCATGAACCTCGCGACCGGCGAAACCGAGTTCAGCGGCGGGCAGACCGTCGAAGAAGCGGCGTGCGGCTCTTTCCCGCGAAGCGACGAAACCGGCATGTGCCGCTCGTGCGAACGTGGGTGGGAGACCGAAGGCAATCGGCCGATCCGCATCGACGGGTGGTCAGAGTGATCCCGATTCCGGAGCCGGCCGGCTGGCTGATCGAGTGCATGGGGATCGCCGAGGACGTGCTCGCCGCCACGCCTGAGCTCTCGTTTCCGGCCTGCACGCCGACGGCGCCGTTGCTCGCGATCGCTTCGACGCCCCTCTACCTCGCGCACCTGCTCGAGCTCGCCGAGCGCGCGAAGTCGGGCACGGCGTTGGGGCCGGGGACGGCTGCCGAAATCGCCGCCGTGATGAGCATGACGAGTCTCAAGGCGCCGTTGACGCGTCAGGCGGCGGCCGTCTACGCCTGGGCGATGCGAGACGCCTGGTCGCGTGGCGAGCTGGCCAGTCGCGCGATGCCGGTCGATCTCGACGAGATCGTGCGAGGCGAAGCCTACGACGGCGCCATCGCGGAAGACGTGGCCGCGATCCGGCGCCGGCTAACGGCCGATCGATAATCGTGCATTTCGATGCTTGACTTTGCGGACGGGCGGCCGTACAACAAGAGCATGACGACGACGACGGGCTTCACGGTCTTCTTCACCAACTTCGGGTACACCAAAGACGGCGTCTTCCCGACCGTCGATGCGGCGCTCGAGGCCGCGAAGGGCGCGGGGTTCGAGGCGTCGATTCGCAACAGCGACGGCGACGTCGTCGCGTCCTGGTCCGTCTTCGGCGGCGTGCGGCGGTACACGCGATGATCTACTTCGCGAGCGGCTCGAACCGCCCTGGTGACGTTCGCGGCCTCGACGATGCCGGTCAGGCGCTCGGCGTCGCCGTGCCGGAGCTCTCGCCGCGGGCCATGACGGAACTCGCCTCCGTTCGTGTGCCGGTGTTCGTCGACTCGGGCGCGTTCAGCGAAGTCGAGTTCGGGCCGACGGGGCCGAACGTCGTGCGCCCGTTGGGCGCTGAGCACTGGTCGCGCGTCTTCGGCGTCTACCGCGCGCTCGCGGGGCTCGAGGCCGGTGCGTGGCTTGTGGCGCCCGACATGGTCGGGAATCAGGTCGTCACGCTCGAGCGGCTCGAGCGGTATGCCTCCGAGCTTCGACAGCTTCATCGCGCGGGAGCGCGGATCATCGTCCCGATCCAGAAGGGCGAGCTTTCGATGGCGGCCTTCGCCGACCGTGCGGCCGAGCTCCTCGCGTTGCCGTTCGTTTGTGGCGTGCCGATGAAGAAGGATGCGACGTCGATCGGTGAGCTCCGCGCCTTCCTCGCGGAGTGGCGGCCGGCGGCCGTTCACCTGCTCGGGCTGGGGCCGGAATCTCCGCGGTACGGCGCGGCTGCCGCGGCAGTCGAGCGCGCCGGCGCCCTCTTGACCTGTGACAGCGTGCGCCTGAAGGCGCTGGTCGGGCGTCGCAACGGACGCGGGGGCGGCCCGCGCCCGCTGACGCTCGCGCTCGACGAAGCCACCGACGAGCTCGCCGGCGAGTGCTGGGCCGCAACCGACGGGATGGATCCGATCGACTTCACGGATTCGATCTCTGAGCCGTCGTCGTGGTTGCGTGGGCGCGCGCGGACCGCGTTCCTTGACGAGCTCGCTTCGATCCCCTACGCCACGACCGACGATGTCGTCGCCGCGCGCGCTGACCTCGACGCGTGGTTGATCACCGATGCGCCGAACGGCATCGAGTGGGCGCTCGATCCGTTGGTCGAGCTCGCGCTCGAACGCGCGTGGGCGCACTTTCATCACCGCGAGACCGGTTCGGAGCGCAAGCGCCGAGCGGTGCGCGCGGTCTTCTCTGAGGAGTCTGACGATGCGCCCCTACTTCCTGGTCTTGAGCCGAGGTCACATGTGCTTTGCGACGGTGCTCGAGCAAGTGCCCGAGACGAAGCGAGAGAACAACGTCCGCATCGTGCGTTCGACTCGGGAGCCGGACACGCTCTTCGCGAAGGCGAACAATCGCGAGCTCCTGACGCAAGCGCTGTCGAGCGCGTTCCTGGGCGACCTCGAGCCGCGGAAGGTCAGGACCGGATGGGCGGCGACGTTGACGCCGGACGACCTGCCGTTCGGCGAATGGGGCGTGGTCGTTCGCGGCCTTCAGCACGGGGAGATGCACATCGTGAAGCTGGATCGCGCCTTCATGATGATGCCGCTGATCTTCTCGATGTCGTTCGCGCAGGGCTTCGCGTGATCGCGCCCGCGCGGATCCGCGCGTGGATGAAGGCGCGCGTCGGTCCGAAGTTCTGTCCGGACGGGCATCCGTCGCCGCGCGCGCTCGCGATCGCCGCGCGCGCCTACCACGCACGCTTCGGCGCGACGCCGAAGTTCGAGCTCTACGAACGGATCGCACGCGAAGTCTTCGACGCGTGGGAGACCTCCGGGGCCCCGCCGACCCTGACGCTGATCGCGGGTGGTGGTCGATGAAAGCGGTCGCATACGTCCGCGTTTCAACAGCGGGACAGGCTGACGACGGGATCAGTCTCGACATGCAACGGGAGCGCGTGACGGCCTACGCCGTGGCGCAAGGCCTCGAGCTCGTCGAGATCTTCGAGGACGCTGGCTGGTCGGCAAAGACGCTCGAACGTCCTGGCGTTCAGGCCGCGTTGGCCGCGCTCGAAGAGCGTGCCGACGCGCTGATCGTCTACAAACTCGATCGGCTGACGCGTTCGTTGCTCGACCTCAACGCGTTGCTCGACGAGACCTTCGCGAAGCGGCGCCGGCTCTTCTCTGTCGTCGAGTCGCTCGACACGGCCTCACCGATGGGACGGCTCGTCATCAACATCATGGCGAGCGTCGTCCAGTGGGAGCGCGAAGAGGGCGCGTCGCGAACGTCGAGCGCTCTCGCTTCGAAGTCTCGCCGGGGCGGCTACGTCGGTGGCGAGCCTCCGTATGGGTGGCGCGCGTGCGACGGGTCGCTCGTTCGCGACGCGGAAGAGCAAACGGTCGTCGCACACGTTCAGTCGCTTCGCGCGACGGGGACTTCGTTCCGGAAGATCGCTGATCGCCTCGATGCGCTCGGCCGTCGCTCTCGGACCGGACGTCGTTTCGACCCGACGCAGATCCGTCGCATGCTCGATCCGCCCGAGCGGGCCTTCGTCGCGGCGCGCTTGCCACGGTCGGCCGAAGAGCGGTAGGTTCTTCGAACCGGCGCAGTGCCACGGGCCGGGGCAATCGCGTGGCCTCCAAACCGAACATCACGCCGGCCCGCGCGCCGGATGGAGGCCACATGAACGACAAGATCATCACCGCGAAGCTGCGTTGCATGCATTCGAACGAGACGTGGGAAGGGCTCTTCCTGCTCGACTTCTATCCGGTCAAGCCGCGGCGGATTGCCGATCGTATCGAGGAAGACGGCAGCGCCGAGAACGAACGGTTCTGGAAGGCGAGTCCGAGCGGCGAGCTCGACTTGAAGCACGAAGGGGCCGCGCCGTTCAGGCCGAACGGTTGCGTCAAGGTCCACATGGAACGGGTCGACGACGTGCCCGACGGGGAACGGTTCTGGAAGCTGAGCCAGGTCGCGATCGGCGACGGCTACATCGAGGTGAGCTTCTACCTTCCGTGGAGCCGTGAGCACGCAATGCGCGACGGCACGATGAAGCTGAGGATCGACAACGAAGAAGCGTGGGCCCCCTTCGTCGAGGCGGCGCTCTCCGCGTTCATCCGCCATCAGGCGGGATCGTCTTGGCGCTTCGTGTTCGAGCCGGCGGCCGGCTGAGCTTCTTCGGGCTCGAGGATCGCCAAGAGCCCATCGTCAGAATCGAACGCGTCTCGCATCGCCTCTTGGTCGTAGGCGGCGAGGAGCTCGCGACGGAGCCGCATGATCTCCGTCTCCTGAGCCGCGATCTTCTTCCGCGCATCGGCGAGGTCCGCGGTCCGACGTTCAAGCTGTTCGACGGCGAGGGTGTGCTCGCGGACGATCGCGGCGAAGACCCGCTTCAGAACGTCGACCTCCATCACGCGTATCCTAAGCGCCGTATGCGGCCGATCTGTTCCGTCTCCGTGGGAGGACCGAAAGACAAGCGTTTTGACGCTTGACTTGCGCGACGGTCAGCCGTACAAACAGGGGCATGACGACGACGAACACGACGAACATCACCATCGAGCAGGTCGGGCGGCGGCTCTACTTCCGGAACGCGCCGTATGCGGCAAAGGACGCCCTCCGCGATGCCGGCGCCAAATGGGACCGCGACGAGCGTGCCTGGTGGATGGGCAGTCAGCGCCGCGCAGAAGCCGAGGCTGTTCTGGCCGGCGCTCAGGCGGCGGTGGCGCGCGCGGCCGTCTTTGGTCGGTACGTGAAGGTGGGGGACGCGTGGTGCGTGTTGGTCCCCACGAAAGCTCGTTGAGAACCGCGCCGACGGCGCTGTCTTCTCGGTCGCGCGCGCACAGCGGTGTGGCGGGGGACGTCGTGCGGGAACGTCATCGGGTTCGTCGCGCAGCCGTGGCACCTGGACCGGTTGCGCGTGTGGGAGCGTCGAGGAGTACGAAAAGGCATCCGACTGCTTCTCGTGCCGACACGACCGGTACTAACGCCCGCCATCCTCTGGCGATGTCGACGATCCTTGTGCTACGCATAAGGGCGCGATGGCTGACGACACCCTCGAAACCCCCCACGCCCAAGAGCACACAATCGGACCCGCTGGTCGCGAAGTTCTGATTCGCGGCGAGGTCCGACGCCTCCCTTGGCCGGCGGGGCCGGACATCCTGTTCGGCTTCGCTCTCGCGATTCTTGCGGAAGAAAACCCCGACTTGCGCGACCTGTTGCTCGATCTTGGGGCCGAGGTCCGTGACGTCGATGGCGAGCTCGTCTTCCCGCTCGAGCGGGACCACGTGCTGTGCCCGGCCGGCGGCCAGCCGCTCGAGGACGTCGACGAATCGGTCACGTCCGTGATCTGCGTTTGTGGGCGTCGCGTTCCCGTGATGCCGGGGGACGAAGAGAACCACCCATCGATCGCGGAGCACCGTCCGGGCGCCAAGCTCCGCGAGCTCGCGCGGGCGCTGCGTCCCGAACCACGCGTGGGGCCGGCGCCCGCGGCGCCCGCTCACGCCCCCCAAGGGAACACGGTCGACCTCGGAGCGCTGCTCCGTCTTCTGAGTTCCCTGGGAGGCCGCGGGAATGGCTGACCTGTCGACGGTTCAAGGGCGCGCCCTGTGGCTCCTCTCGACGCACTGGACGCCTCTGCCGCTGGACGGCGTGACGCGTCCGACTGCTCAGGTGCTCGTCTCGAAGGGCTTCGTCGAAGTCGCCGACCGTCGCCGGCGCGTGGTTCGGGCGGCGCGTGACGCGTCGTGCATTCGCCTCACGCGCGCGGGCGTGCTCGCGCGGCGACGTGCCGATCGGCCAAGGAAGAGCTGATGGCCCTCAAGCTGACGGCGGCTCGCAGGCGCGAGGTGATCGCGCAGATCCGGACGCACATCGCGACGGGCCTCGACGACGATCAGATCGCGAAGAAGACCGGGCTGAGCCTGTCGGACGTTCGCGACTTTCGACGACAGGTGATCCGGCACGAGACGGAGATCCTCAAGGGGCGCACCGATCAAGAGTGGTTCGCCGAGTATCGTCTCGCGCAAGAAGCGAACATGCGCGACCTCGACATGGTCATCGACCTCGCGCGCGAGAAGGGCACGAAGCAACTGACCGCTGTCGTTGGCGCGGTGCGCGCGCGCGCGGCGATCTGGAAGGACATGATCGAGACCGGCCAAACGCTCGGGCTGATCTCACGGAAGCCACAGCAACACGAGATCGTCGGCGGCATCGCGATAGCGAACCTCGAGACGATCGAGATTCGACAGCTCATCGCGAAAGCCGCGCTGGTCGGACAGGCGATGCTCGACCGCTACGGCGGCGGGACGATCCTCGACGTGGATCCGGGACCGATCCATCACGGGCCCGCCGCCCCCAAGGCGTTGGGGCCCGGTCCGGGCTCGAACGCCGGCGGGCGCCCGAAGCCGCATGCGCGAACGAAGGTCGCGGGAGGCCGAAGGGTGGTCCGCGAGAAGAGGTCCAGGTAACACTAGGCCCCGAACCGGCCCCATTGGCCGAACGACGAAGGGAGATTACGAATGTCCAGTGGCGTCATGAGGAGCATGCGCGGCCAGTTCACCGGGACCGGTGCCGCGATCGCGGTGGAGGTCGGCTTCCGGCCTCGCAAGGTCGAGCTGAGGAACATCGGCGGCAACGCGACCGCGGTGTGGCAGTACCCGATGGCCGACGCGTCGATGCAGAAGACCGTGGATTCGGGCGCGGGGGCGACCGACATCTCGACGGTGACGACCGGCGGGGTCACGCCGACGGCGACGGGCTTCTCGCTCGGGACCGACGCCGACCTCAACGCGGCCGGCGAAAACGTCGTCTGGGAAGCGACCGAGTAGAAGGCGCTCGGCGCCCCACCCCCACCTGTTGCATCATAGCGGGGGGACGCAGCGCCCCCCGCTATGGCCACCGACCTCATCCCGATCCGTGACCTCGACGCGATAGACGATCGCGACGAGCTCGCGCGCTTGCTCGCCCAGACGCGGGACGCTCAAAACGAGTTCCTACGCCGGCGGATCATCAACGACGGTCGGATCGACATCCTCGCGCAAGAGATCCTCGGCTACCAAGTCCAGCCGTTCCACCTGCGCATGATGCAGTGGCAGTTTCGCCACCCCGACAACCTTCAGCTCGCGTTCCGCGGCGCCGGCAAGACGACGACGTTGACCGTTTCGCGCGCGATTTGGCTGCTATGCAAGAACCGCGATCTGCGCATTCTGATCGCGTCCAAGACGAAGGGCAACGCCGAGGACATGCTCGCGGAGATCAAGGCGCATCTCGAGAACAACGATCGCCTGATCGAGGTCTTCGGCGACTTCTACGATCCGCGCGTCACCACGAAGTGGACGACCGAAGAGATCGACGTTCTGGGGCGCACGAAGGTCACGAAGGAAGCCTCGATCTCGTGCGGCGGCGTCGACTCGGCGATCGTGTCGAAGCACTACGACGTGATCTTCGCGGACGACCTCGTCGACGAAGACAACGCGCGCACGCCGAAGTCGCGCGAGCGCACCAAGACCTGGTATTACCAGACGCTCATGCCCACGCTCGAACCTCCGGATCCGGAGGTTCCTCACCGCGGCGAGATCCATCGGCTCGGCACGCGCTACCACCATGACGATCTCTATGGGCACCTTCGCAAGAAGGACTGCGCGAAGACGACGCAAGTGATTCCTGCTCTCGACGATGACGATCGAAGCCCTTGGCCCGAGAAGTATTCGTCCGAGCACTTTCAGAAGATCCGCGAGAACTCCGGCCGCATTATCTTCCTCGCACAGTACCAGTGCGACACGGAGGCGATGCGTGGCGAGATCTTCCAGTGGGACGACTGCCAACAGCTCGATGACTCCGAAATCCCGTGGGACGATCTCGTCTACTTCTCGGGCGTCGATCTCGCGATCGGCGAAGTGAAGGAAGGCGAGTCAGAGCCCGACGGATTCTCGATCGTGACGATCGGCGTGAAGGGGCGGAACATTCGCTCGGACGACGTGACGATCTACGTGGTCGATTTCGAGTGGGGCCACTACCGCTTTTCGAAGCAAACGAAGCGGATCATCTACCATCACGACGAATGGAAGGTGAACCTCGTCGGCTGCGAGAACAACGCATATCAGGACTCGCAGGTTCAGAACGTGAAGGACGAGCGGCCCGACCTGAAGGTCGTCGGCATCCAGACCGTGAAGGACAAGACGACGCGCGCGTGGAAGATCTCTCCGCTCTTCGAGCAACAGCGCGTGTTCTTTCGGCGTGAGCACCCGACGATGCACCGCTTGATCGATCAGCTCGTCGGCTTCCCGAAGAAACCAGTCGACGGCTTCGACGCTCTCGACCTGGCCAACGCAACGCGAAAGAAGCGGCGCCGCCGTCGGCAACGTCGCGATTTTGGGGTGATCTGATGTCGAATGCAGTAGCGAGCGAGCAGGCGCGTGATGCCGAGAAGGCAGCGAAGAGGACGCTTCGCCAAGCGAAAGCGCGCGCGATCGTCGTCCCGATCGAGAAGGCCACCGAAGCATCGGCCGCACTCACCGATGATCCGTTCCACTCGATGGGGGAAGGTCAGGCGATCGTTCCGCCGTTCGATCCGCTTGCGCTCACCGTGCTCGCAGAACAGAACCACGAGCTCGGTCAGGTCATCGACGCGATGGCGCAGAACATCGACGGCTTCGGGCACGCCTACGTCGCTCGCGCGAACGTTCCCGATCTTGAGACGGCGGCTCGAGGTGGAAGCGACGCGGCGAAGCGACAGATCGCCGAGGTCATGCTCGGGCAGATCCGCGCCGAGCGCGTGCGCCTCGAGAACTTCTTCAACTACGCCTCGCTCGACCACCCCTTCACGGAGATCCGAAAGCGAACGCGGCAAGATCTCGAGCGCACAGGCAACGCGTATTGGGAGGTACTGCCGGGCGAGAACGGCGAGATTCAGGGCTTCGAGCACATTCGCGCGTACCAGATGCGGCTTTGTGCGCAAGATGGGGAAGCGATCACCGCGGACGTGCCGATCCTCGAGCTCAAGGAAGATGGCTCGTGGGAGGTCTCGAAGATTCAGCGGCGGAAACGCTTTCGTCGCTTTCTTCAAGCGCGCTACCTCGCGGGCACCTTCGGCGCACAGGCCGTCAGCGAGCCGGGCTTCGTCTTCTTCAAAGAGTTCGGGGACCCGCGGCGGATTTCGCGGAAGACCGGCAAGGTGATCCCGGAGGGGAAGAAGGTCGACCCGAGCGAGCTCGCGCACGAGATCATCCACTTCTCGATCTACAGCGCGCGATCGCCGTACGGGATCCCGCGTTACATCGGCGGCCTTCTGAAGCTGTACGGCATGCGTGCGGCCGAAGAGGTGAACTACAAGACGCTCACGTCGAACAACATCCCGTCGATGATGCTCCTCGTGAGCAACGGGCAGCTCACCGATGGTTCGATTCAGCGAATCACCGACTTCACCGAGAGCGTGATCGCCGAAGGCCAGAACTACAGCAAGTTCCTCGTCGTCGAAGCCGAGCCGATCGATGAAGACGGCGAAGACGGCGGGCAGATGAAGATCGAAGTCGAGCCCCTCAACCAGGCCCAGATCCGCGACGCCATGTTTCAGAAGTACGTCGAGGCGGGCGAGCGGCTCGCGCATCGCCTCTACCGCATGCCGCCGATCTTCGTTGGCGCGTCGGACGACTACACGCGTTCGACGGCGGACACGAGTCGGCGGCTCGGCGACGAACAGATCTTCGCGCCCGAGCGCATGCACTTCGACGAGCTCGTGAACCGGTCGATCTTCCCTCGGATGGGCGTGCGCTTCTTCAAGTTCAAGAGCAATTCGCCGAACACGACCGACAACGCGGAGCTCGTGAAGATCCTCGCGGGGTCCGAGAAGACGGGCGGCATGACCCCGCGGATCGCGCGACTGGTCATGACCGACATCCTCGGGCAAGAGCTCCCGCCCCTCCCGCCAGACTTCCCGGCGGACGTGCCGTTCTCGCTCACGATGGCGGAAGCCGTGAAGAACCAGGCCGATCCGGCGGAACCAGGCCAGCAAGTCACGGCGCTGAAACGGCTCGAACTCGTGAAGTCGCTGACCGGTTTCGACGACGAAGGCGCCCTCGAGCTCGACGGCCTGATCGTCGAACGCCTCGAGTCGATTCAGAAGCGGCTCGAGCGGACCTGGAAGGACGAGGTCACGGGTCTCAGCTATGAGCTCTCTCGCGACGATTGAGCGACTGATCGTCGTCGACGCGGCGATCGCCAAGGTCGCCGGCGTCAGCCAGGTCGCGCAGATCGCGAGGCTCGAAACACAGCTACGCGACATCTGGTGGACGACATGGCGGAAGCGCGCGCGCGCCGCGCTCGAGGCCGGCGCCGGCGCCACGTCTACCGACGCGGTGATGAAGGCTGTTGACGGCGAGATGAGGGCGTGGGGTTCTGAGATCGAACCGATCTCGGGGAACATCGTCGAACGGATCTATCGCTTGTCGCGCGAGATCGCTTGGCTGAAAGCGACGCGCCAGGTGCGCGGCTCGCTTCAGTACGATACGGGGCACTTCGTCTTCGCCCCGATCAAGAAGGGCCTCTCGCAAGACAGCGCAGCGAAGACGATCGGGGGGATCGTCTGGGAGCGCGCCGACCCCACACGCAAGGGGACCGTCGTGCTCGTCGACGTCGATCGAATGTATCGTGCGATGGCCGCGAGCCCGAGCGAGCGCGGCTACCTGATCGGTCCGGGCGGGACTGCGGAGCCAATCAAGGGGCGGCTCCCTCAAGCGAAGGCGTTCATCTCGGAGGCGAAAGGAAAGCAGGCCGTCCACATGCCGCGCATGAGCATTTGGGACGGCACGCCGAGCATCGTCGATGGCCGCCACAGAACGGAGGCGTGGCGCCAGTTCGGCAACAACGTGATTCCGGTCGAGGTACATCCGGACGATGCGGCCGAGTTCGCCGCGAAGTTCGGAGCGTCGAAGAAGGCGATCGCGGCGGCATCTCCCCCGCCCGCGCCGCCACCGTCGAGCGGGAGAAGCGGCGGCGGCGGCCGGACGCCGAAGTTTCGCGTGGCGACTTCGTTCAACGTCGAAGACCAAGCGGCGATCCGTGCGTTGCGGCGCGACGTCGTCTTCTGGACCGGCACCCACTACGAGAAGAACGTCCGGGCGGCGCTGAGGAAGACCGTCGACGACGTGATGATTCGCGGGGGCCAGGACAGGACGAGAGCGGGGCGATCGATTCGCGAAGCCATCGAGAACGAGCTCGGACACGCAACGACGCCGTCGGGCTGGCGCGGATCTCAGGCGGCCTACTTCGAGTCGTTGGCGGCGAACACCGCGACGGTCGCTCGCGTGAACGGCTCTCTGACCTCTTTCCGCCGCGCGGGGATCACGCGATACGAGATCACCAACCCGCGCGACGAGCGCACGTGCCCGGTCTGTGGCCACATGGACGGGAAGGTCTTCACCGTGAGTCAGGGTGAAGCGGTCGCTGGCGCGGTGGCGGACGCCAAGGATCCGGACGAGGTCCGCGTTGCGCATCCATGGCTCCGCGCCGGCGCGCTGCGCGACATCTCGCCGAAGCCGGGACCGCAAGGCGGAGCGGACGCGCGCAATCTTGCCGCGGCCGGCTTCTGCCTCCCGCCGTTCCACTTCCGGTGTCGATGCACGGTCGACGTCTCTGACGACGCGATGTTCGACCCCGGTCCGCCGATCGATGAGCCGCTCTATTCGAAGGGCAAGTCTGGTCGAGAGAACCTTCCGCGCGCGCGCGGCGCTCGAGACAAAGCGAAGGCGCCTTCGGAGGTCGCCGAGCCGAACCACGCCCCTGCGTTCGCAGGCTACCCGAAGAGCGACGTGACGCCGGATGGCCCCCTCGACATCGAGGCGCTGGCCGAAGCGCTCGAGAGCGGTGACGAGGCGGCTGTGCGTCGACAGCTCAACAACCTCGTCGACGAGCGCGGCATGGTGAACCACGACCTGATCCAAGACCGAACGCGGAAGGCGGGGCGCGGGCTCTATCAGGTCGATCCGCCCGACCACCCGCCGGACGCCGGCGGCTTCAACGACTTGACGGGCCGCATCGGCGTGACCGACGAGACGCACGAGTCGGCGGTCGCATTCGCGCGGAAGACGGCTCGGGGGCAGTGGGACGAGGCCGCGAACGACGGCGAAGACATCCTCGACATGTGGGGGTTCAAGACCCTCGTTCACGAGACCGTCCACTCGACGTCGCCGATCATCGAGACGGCGCCGACGGGCGCGGCGCTGTGGGTTGAAGAGGCGACGACCGAGCTCGCGGCCCGCCGGATCATCGCCGACAAATTCGGGGTTCCCCTCGCGCTTGCTGACGCGGCTGGAAACTACGACGAGCCGATCGAGATCCTGATCGGGGTCGTGGCGCGTGCGGCTCAGGTCGGCGATGATGTCGCTCGAGGGATGGTCGAAACGGCGGCGTTCGAGATGCGCAAGTCCGTGAAGATATTCGCTGATTCGGATGAATACGTGGCGCACTTCGTCAAGTCGCTGCCGCTGAAGGAAGCCGGCGCCAAGGGGAAGGCGAAGGCTGCCCTGTCCGGCAAGCTACGTCGGGACCTGAAGGCACAGCTTGACGGCTTCGAGATGGCGGAGTAAAAAGACAAGCATGCGGATGCGCGACATAGCCCCCAAAGATATCGAGGCGGCCGTGACGTGGGCGAAGGCCAAGGGCGAGATCACGGGCGATGAGGTCGAGGCCTTGAAGCTGACGATGGGTTCTCGCGCTGACGAGCTCGCTCCTGCGCTGGCCAAGGCCGGCGTCAAAGTGAAAGCAAAGACGCGCGCATCGATGCGTGACAAAGCGCGGGCTCTCGCAGCTCAGGCCAAAGCGCGTCGCTGACGATCGCCCGCGCGGTAACCTCCCGCGCATGACGAGGCCGTCGCCCTTCATCGCCCCGCGCACGTCGCGCGCGCGCCGGAAGGCGCTCACCAAGAAGACCGAGACGCCCCCCGAGCGCGGACTCGGCGACGGAATCGCGGGCGCGATCCGAGACGCCGATCCGTTCCTGCGCGCTGTCCGTGATCAGTGGAATCTTCTCGGCGAAGTCGGACAAGCGAAGCTCCGTCGACTGCTCAAGAACGACGAGGTGCAGACGAAGCGGACGTTCCAAGGGATCCCGGTCATGGTCGAGTGGCCGGCGGGCTCCGTCCGCGAGTACGAAGACAGCGACTTTCGGCGCGAGATGAAGGCCGATTACGGCTACATCCGCGGGACGACCGGAGCGGACGGCGAGGAGCTCGACGTGTACGTCGGGCCGGTGGAAGACGCGAGTCATGCCTTCGTGATCGCGCAGCTCGCCGGCGAATGGGAGATCGAAAACCTCGGCATGGAGCCGGGCCAGTTCGACGAGTGGAAGGTGATGCTCGGCTACGCTTCGCGCGCCGAAGCGATCGACAGCTACCTCGAGCACATGGCGGCCGAGCACCTTGGGCCGGTGCTCGTTGTCCCGATGGCCGACTTCAAAAAGCGGGTGCTGCCGAGCCTGGGCGGTCAGAAGATCCGCAAGTCGGTCGACCCGCGCACCGAGCGGACGTCGGCGCTTCTGATCGAGCACGCGCGCGTTCATGCCGAGGCGTCCGACGATCTGCGCGCCGACGTGAACCGACACGCTCTCATCGTTGCCGAGCTCGGACGGCGCGGCCTCGAGCACCCAAGCGCCCCGTCCGAACTCGACGCGCTCAGCGCGCCGGTTCTGAAGAGCGCAGACCTGGACCCGTACAGCGCGATCGGCGACGTGGATCCTCGCGTGCTCGAGTTCGACCTTGCGGAAGACGTTGAACTTGCGGAGGTGGCGAAAGCCCAACGCTTCGCGATCGACGGCGATCCGTGGGCCGTTGTCGCGGTCGAGAAGGCGACCGGCATCCCGAAGCCGCTCAAGAGCCCTGGGGGCAAGTCAGCCTTCGCGCGACAGCTCGTCGACATGCTCCCGGAACACGACACGTACGTCGAGGCGTACGCCGGCGGCGCGGCCGTGCTCTTCGCGAAGGAGCCCAGCGATCGAGAGGTCATCATCGACATCGATCCCGACGTCATGGCCGTTCTGCGTTTTCTGAAGACCGGCGACGACAGCGACTTCGCGTGGATGCGAAAGCAGTTCTGGCGCTGGTCGCCGTCCAACTTCGCGCGGCTCAAGGCGATGAAGTTCAAGGGCGATCCGCGGCGCCAGGCGTATCGCGCGAAGTACCTCAATCACTTCTCCGTGCGTGGCGCCGGCGTCGGGCCCGACTTCTCCGCATCGGTTCAGGCACGCGATGCGTCTGTCTTCCTGCGCAACCTTGAGAAGTGGCGCGAGCGCTTGGCGAACGTCGAGCTCGTCGAAGGCGATGCGCTGAAGAAGCTGGCGAAGTACGACGGACCACGGACGGTCTTCTTCTTCGATCCGCCGTGGCTGTCGGGCGGGCGCGCGCCCGGCAAGGTGATCCCGGGCATCGGCGAGGCGTGGACCAACTTCGACGTCGTGAAGTTCGAGCAGGCCGTGAAGGATCTGAAGGGCAAGGCGATCGTCGCGTTTCAAGGCGAACTCGACCTCGGTTCGCGCTTCGTCGAGTCGACGATGTCGGCGCGGACCGGCGGCTTTTCGGGGTCGTCCGAGATCAAGATCTTCAACAACTTCGGGGTGAAGATCGCGAAGTCCGAAACGCATGGCGTGACGCCTCCGAAGGATGTTGCCGCCGCGGCGCGCCGTGGGCTCGAGCTCTTCGAGTCTTTCGCGCGTGGTGGCTCGCCGGTCGCGATCGCGCGCGCGTACGACCTGGACGCTGGTCGTGCTGTGCCGGTCGACGCTGTCGGACAGATGGTCGCGTTCTTCGCGCAGAACGCACGCGCGCCACGCGCGGCGGGCTGGGGCGACCCGTCGGCGCCGTCTCCGCAGTGGGTCTCGTATCTTCTGCGCGGCGGCGAAGCGGGACGCGCATGGGCGACGAAGGTGTGGCGACGACACAAGGCGAAGGTCGAAGCCGCGTTGCGTGCCGGCGATCGCACTCTGGGCCTGGACGTCGAAGCTGAGCTCGCGGCGAAGGCGGAAGAGCACAAAGCCGAACTCGGCGCTCTCCGTGTCGCATGGCACCGCGGCGCCGCAATGCTCTCACCCGTTCAGAGAGCCGGAGTCGATGCGCGCTCATGGGCGCGCGCGCGCGTCGATTCCTTCCTCGCAGGGGCGGCCGTTGACGTCGACCTCCGGGGCAAGGGCAAGGCGGGCCCGCGGCTCGATGAGGACACAGAGAAGGCGCTCGACGAGAGTCTCGCAGTCGAGTTCCGCGCCAAGCCGCTCGAGCGGGCGCACCGGTGCAAGTTCTGTGATGCCCCCGCGCAGAAGGCGGTGCTGTGGGCTGAGGGAAAGGCGTTCATCCCGGTGTGTGACGCGCACATGGAGAACGCTGAGGATCGTCTCGCGTCGAACGGGGAAGACGTCGACGGCGTGCGCCCGCTCCCGGTGAAGAAGGCCGTCGGGTGGGAGCGATGGGCGCTTCACCAGGTCTTCGACGGAACGCGCGCGCGCCTCGAGTTCCGAGTCGGTGACCGCGACGTCGTCGAAGCGTGGTCGCTCGAATCGGTCGATGTTGGTGGTCGCGTGCGTCTCGCGAAGGCCGCCGAGCTCCCGGTCGCCTGGTCCGATCCGGGCCCTGCGGTGCGGCTCGGTTGGGAGCCGGGACTCTGGTTGGACACGCACGGGGAAACGGAAGACAGCCCGACGTATCGTCTCGCGGCACACGGAATCGCGAAGCGGACCGAGCTCGAAGACGAGGACGGGATCCGATTCGACCTCGGCGACCGCGCCCTGATCCTGAAGCGGGCCGATGATGGATGGTCCGCGAGCTTCGACGAAGACCGAACCGGCGGCCGTCCGGCGCGCTTCGCGCTTCACGACGTGGGCGGTCACCAGGTGCTTCATCTGGACTTCGGCGGTGCGCGCGATCCGATCGCGATCGAGGTCGGCGAAGCGATCGAAGGCGGCGAGCACGCGGTGACGATCACCAAGGCGGCGGGGCCGGATGTCATCGACATTGACGGCGAGCTTCCCGAAGGGCATTGGGCGGGCGCCGAGTCGATGTCGCGACTCGCCGTCGGCGCGCTCGACGTGCTTGCTGACGAGGACACGCTCGCTCGGTTTGTGCTGAAAGGCTCGTCGATGGCGGGCACGTTCGACCTGATCAAGCGCGATGACTCATGGCGCTTCCGGCGGCTGACGAAAGCGATCATCGAGGAAGAAGACGGGCCGGTCGGAGATCTCCGGCTGGTCGCTCTCGAGAAAGCCGAAGGCGAGAAGCGGCTCGTCACGGGGATCGTGCTCGAGCCCGGCACCCCCATGGAGACGGACGCGCACAACGACTTCATCCGGGCGCCGGCCATCGAGCGCGCGGCGCACCGTTTCCTTGCGGCGTACAACCGTCGGACCCGTATGGGTGTCATGCATGCCGTTTTCGGCGAGCTGGGCATCGAACTCGTAGAGAGCTACATCGCGCCGGTCGACATGAAGCTCGGCGGCCAGGACGTCAAAAAGGGCTCTTGGGTCATGACCGTTCGGGTCCTTTCCGACGACCTGTGGCGCCGCGTGAAGAACGGGTCGATCACCGGTTTCTCGATCGGCGGGATCGCGACGGTGCCGGCGGAAGACGACGACGATCGCGAAGGGTAGACCTCCGACCTCGCAGATCCATAACCTCGCCCACATGGGCACTCGCCCCAAAAAACCGCGTGAGCTCCTCGACACCGACGTCGAAGAGGTCTCGCTCGTGGACAAAGCCGCGAACCGGCGTCGGTTCCTGGTAACCAAACGGAGGAATCCTTTGATGAGCGCTTTCGAGACGATCACGAAGAACGCCGGCGCCGACGGCGCCGATGCTGTCGACACCGAGAAGGCCAAGGGCGGCGGCAAGATGCCGCCCGCGCTGGCCGAGGCGTTGCAGCGCGCCAAGACGGCGAAGACCGCCGAGGAGATCGCGAAAGCGGGCGCCGACATCGAGAAGGCCATGGAGGCCCTCGCGACCGAGAAGGCCGAGGCCGAGAAGGCGGCGGCAGCGGCGGCGGCCGAGAAGGCGAAGACCGAGAAGGCCGAGCCCGTCGCGAAGTCGCTGCACGAGGTGCTCGCGGACATGGGGCAGACGGCGATCGCCGTGTCGAAGGGCCAGGTCGTGACCGAGGCTCGCGCGAAGTCGCTCTTCGACGGCCTCGAGAAGATGAGCGAAGCCGCCTTCGAGATGGACCCGGTCTCGTTCGCCGCCTACCTCGAGAAGATGGCGATGCTCCCGTCGAACGCGACGGTTCGCTCGGCGGTCCGTCCGCAGGGCGCCGGCGGCACGCCCGACAAGCCGAAGATGGGCGAGGACTCGCCGATCAAGAAGGCCGAAGACGACACCCCGCCCGCGTGGGTCGTCGAGCTCAAGAAGAGCATCGACGATCAGGGCGCGCGGCTCGAGAAGATCGAGAAGGCCCGCGGCGAGCCGGCCAACGCGAGCCCCAACGGCGGGGACGAAACCACGACCGAGGTCAAGAAGAACGAGGGCTTCTGGAACGGGATCGGGCTGTAGGCCCGAGCTGACACCCCTCTGAAGATTCGACACGAAAGGGAAGAACCAAGATGAGTGGCATCACCAACCAGGAGCTCGTCAACAAGGCCGCGATCACCACGGATGCGATCGCGGCTTCGGGCAAGCTCAACGCGGCGCAGAGCGACAAGTTCATCGACTACGTCATCGACGAGACCTCGATGAAGAACAACGCGCGCATCGTCCGCTTCCGCAACGAGACGCTCGACGTCGACAAGATCGGCGTTGGCTCTCGCGTCGCGATGCCGGCGGCCGAGGCGCAGGATCCGGGCCGACGGGTCGGGATCACGACCTCGAAGATCACGCTGACCCCGCACGAGATCATCGTGCCCTTCGAGATCGGCGACTCGTTCAAAGAGCACAACATCGAGGGCGACGACATCGAGGACACGATCATCCGCCTGATGGCGACGGTGGTCGCGAACAACCTCGAAGAGCTCTACGTGCTCGGCGACACCGTCGGTCCGGCGACGCTCGCGTCGAACCTCCCGGGCGGCCCGGCGAGCTCGACTCAGTACGTGCTCGACACGTATCTCGCGCTCATCTCGGGCTGGTCGCGCCAGGCCGACAGCGGCGCGATCGTCGACGCGCAGGGCGCCGCGATCGGTCACAACATCTTCTCGCGGTTGCTCCGCGCTCTGCCGACGAAGTTCCGCCGGAACAAGGCGGCGCTGCGCTGGTACATGTCCAGCGACCTGTGGTCGCTGTACGTCGAGCGGCTCGCCGCGCGCGCCACGGGCGCCGGCGACCGTGCGATCGAGGGCATGGCGCCGAACCCGCAGGGGATCAAGGCCGTCGAGGTCCCGCTGTGGCCGTTCCAGCCGCCGGTGGTCGAGCACGTCACGCTCAACGCCACCACGGCCGTCGCGCTCCGTCACTCGCCGGTGTCCAGCGTGGTGGTGACGCCGACGACGATCGGCCTCGACACGCCGACCACGCCGTACGTGGAGTCGACCGACTACACGCTCGACGCGACGGCCGGCACGATCGCGCGCATCGCGCTCGCGGGCATCACCGACGGCCAGACGGTGAAGGTCACGTACAACGCGCAGCCGCAGATCATCCTCACGCCCATGCAGAACCTCCTCATCGCGATCGGTCGGGACATCCGGATCGAGAAGGATCGGGACATCTTCAAGCGCGTGAACCAGTACGCGATCACGCTCAAGGTCGACTGCAAGTTCGAGGAGATCACCGCGGTCGCCAAGGCCCGGAACCTGGGTCTCGCGCTGTAGTTCGCGCTCACCGATTGGGTTTGAAAGGAGAACATCAAGGTGAAAGCACGAGTGACTTACAACGGAGAGAGCGCGTCGCAGGAAGTCGGCGGCGAAACGTGGGCGCGCGGTGAAACGCGCACGATCACGAACGAGCGTCTGATCGCGTACCTGTCCAAGCGACAGGGCTTCGGGGTCAGCGTCATCGAAGATGGTCGAGGTTCGAAGGCGAAGCCGAAGAACCCCACGCCGAAACCGACGTCGAAGCGGAAGACGAGGTCGAAGGCCTCGGGCGATGCGGAGGCGGCGCCGCCGGCCTCCGCGACGAGCTCGAAGAAGACGAAGACCAAGGCGAAGGCCGGCGGCTCCGAGGGGTCGGCCGGCTAAAGGAGGCCTCGATGCCGCTCGTGATCGTCAACCCGAATTGCCCGCCGACGCCGGTCGACGACTTCCCGGCGGGCATCGAGCGTTCCCGCGAGGGATCGCTTCTGGTGCGCCCGCTCGGCACGATGGTCGTGACCGAAGAGGAGCTCGCGCACATCCAGCAACATCACCCGGCGCTCTACCGGCACTTCACCGTGCCGGCGGCTGCGCAGGCGCCCGCTCACGCGGCGGACGCACGCATGAAGAAGGCGGCGGCCAAGGCGGCCGAAGCGAAGCCGCGGAAGAAGGTGAGCGACGCGCAGGTCCCGCGCATCGCGGAGCTCGTTCGGTCCGGCTCTCTCAAGATCGAGAGCGTCCCCGTCGAGATCCGCGCGGCAGTGAGCGAAGCGCTGAAGCCGCCGTCCAAGCCCGCCCGATCCGAAGTCGCGGCCGAGCCCGCCCCCGCCCCCGAGCCCGCGCCCTCCAAGTCGAAGCGCTCCTCGTCCTGAAAGGAAGGCGCGCGGAATGCTCGTGGTCAACACGACGGCAGGCGAGACGCTCCGTTTCGACCTCGAGAACCCCGAGCATCTCGCGCGCTGGACCGCTCTCGCAAAGGCCCCTGAGACGATCAGCGCGATCGGTTTGGATCGCGGCGGCGGCGCGTCTGCGAACCTGATCCGCGCGCGCGAGTTCGGGCCCGACCAACCCACCTTCGAAGCCGAGTTCGTTCGCGACGAGCGTTTCACGTTCGAGCGGATCCGGATGTTCGTCGGCGAGGTCGAGGTCCGCGTTACACTCAACGGGCGCCACAAGTCGCAGCTCGCGGTGCGCGTCGAGCTCCACCGACCAGGATGGCGCCGACACCGAAAGGGGTAGTCCGATGGTCCGCATTGCGCTCGGCGACAGCTCAGACGACGTCACGCCAATTCTCGACGTGCAGATCTCCAGCGGCGGCGTCCTCACGGATCCCGCGACGCTCGAGTTCGTCATCTACGATCTGACCTCGGGTTCGCCGGTGCAGGTCTTTCCGGTCTCGGGCCGGCAAGCGATCGTGATCGCCGCGCCGCCGACGGGTTCGCAGATCGCGACCGGTCACTTCTTCGCGCCGTGGACGGCGCCGACGACGCTCAACGTGGGCACCCATCGGATCGATTGGTTCTTCACCGAAGTGATCGCTGGCCCCGAGTTCACCACGACGGAAGAGTTCGAGGTCTACAACCCCGCGGCCGTCGGTGATCCGTTCTACACGACGATCGGCGCGTTCCGCGGACTCGGCGTTTCGGCTCTCGACGTGGACGACGCGACGCTCACGCTCACGATGCGGATCGTGCATCAGCTCGTCGAGCGATACTGCCGTCAGCACTTCAACCCGCGCACCCTCGAGTTCCGTCTCGACGGCAACAACGCCGACACGCTCTTTCTCCCGCTGCCCGTCATCTCGGTCGAGTTCCTTCGAATCAACGATTCGACCCAAGACCTCGGGACGGACTTCTTCAGGGTCTACAACGGGCGCGCGGCGCCGAACGATGACCGCCACAACCCGAAGATCGTGCTCGATCGTTCGACGAGCGATGCGATCTACCGGCTGCCGTTCACGGGCGTCTACCCCAAGTTCTTGAAGGGGCGGCAGAACCAACACGTGCGCGGCGTCTTCGGGTACACCGAAGCCGACGGCTCGACGCCGGCACCGATCATCGACGCGGTCGAGCGGCTCGTGATCGACCGTCTTTCGAATCCGCCCTATGGCGCCGCGCCGATCGTCGCGAACACCGGGATCGCCGGGACCATCATCATGGAGAAGACCGACGGGCACGAGTATCGCGTCGCGAGCGAAACGAGCGAGCGGCCGGCCGGCCTCGACGGCATCACCAAAGACCCGTACATCCGAGACATCCTCCGAATGTATCGAGCTCCGAAGGGCGTCGGCGCGCCGACGGACTGGCACATCTGATGCGCCCGAACCTGATCCACCCCGTGCCGATCGATTACGAGCAGGTCTCGACGAGCACGACCACGTTCGATCCCGATCTCGAAGAGCCGATCGGCAGCGTCGAGCACGTGACGCCGGTCCGACTTTCGGGCCAGGTGCAGTGGTTCCGGTCTCGTCAGCTCTTCGTCGATCGCAGCGGTCGCCAGTTCGAGGCCAGCGGCTACGCGCTCTTCCGTTACGCCGACCTCGAGACGTTGGGCGTCTCGCTCGCTGACAACGATCGCTTCACGCGGCTCGGACACGAGCGCGGACGGTGGTGGATCGTCGGTCTCGAGCCGCTCGGCCACTACCCCGACCAGGGCGGCGCGACGCTGCTCAAGGCGCACTTCAACGACCGAGAGCCGGCCAAGGCTCCGACGTAGGGGCGCGCGACCGGGCCCGGATCGGCTACGCTCTGCGACATGGCGGGGATTCGAATCAGCCTCGATTTCGATCGCGGGTGGAAGCGCTTCGCGCGTGCGACTGACCCCGAGAAGTTCCGGCGCCAGCTTCGTTCGAACGTGTCCGCGGCGAACGCGAAGATCGGCTCGTTCGGGAAGAAGCTCGTCCGAAAGACCATCAAAGAGGGGAAGCTCGCGCAGAACAAACCTCTGACGGTGTTCATCAAAGGCTCGACGAAGCCGCTGATCGACCGAAGCGACCTGTGGCAGGCGATCACCTTCAAACAGCCGTCATGGCACACGGTCTTCATCGGCGTGCTTCAGCGCGACGAGGCCGCCAACATCGCTGAGCTCTTGCATGAAGGCGGGCGGATCCGTGTCACCGAGAACATGCGTGCGATGTTCCGCGCGCTGTGGATGGTGAGCGAAGGCAAGATGGACGCCGGCAAGCTGAAGGGGCGCGCTGCGGAGCTCTGGGCTCGACGTCCTTCGGCGGGATGGCTTCCTCTGAGCGACGCGACGGACTTCATCGAGATCCCCGCGCGCCCCTTCATTCGCGAGCCGCTCGACACGAACGAATTCAAAGCGACGGTGAAGAAGCTGTGGGAAGACGCGATCACGCGCACGTTCCAACAGATCGCCGCGCGGGGGTAGCATGCCGACGAATCGACTCATCGAACGCTTCACCTTTCGCGAGGGCGACTTCGAAGCGACCGTCACCGACGCGAACACCGAGCTCGACACGGTCGGCTCGTTCGTGTCGCTCGTCGCCGATCCAGTCACGGGGCTCTTCCCGACCGTTGCTGACGGCGTCGACGAAGCACAGGTCGCGACGCGTCTCTTCACCCCGACGACCTGCCGCGGCTGGCTCATGATCGAATCGGACATCGTTCACAAGCGCGCCCCGCGCACCAACGCGCTCGTGACGGCGGCTCGCTTTCGCGTGAACGATGGCGCTTCGGCGTGGTGGTGGGACGGCGCAGCATGGGCGGTGGCTGCCGCGCCGGCCGAGTGGAACACGGAGGCCGAGATCAACGCGAACCTCGCGACGTTTCCGTTCACCGCGCGCGCGCTTCGGATCGTCGTGAACCTCCAGACGACCGACGGCCGCGTCGCGCCCGAGCTCCACGGGATCAAGCTCCTCTGGCGCTCTGACGTCGCATGGGAAGAAGACGTCGTGTACCGCACCGTCATTCGGGCTCTTCGCGCCGGTCTGGCGCCGGTCGCGCGCGCGAAGCACCAGCTCGCAGCCACGGCCTCGAGCTTCGCACTTCACTGGCGCGTGACGCACGATTCGACGGTCCCCACAGGCGCCGCCACGATCGAAGGCGGGTATGACGTGATCGGGATCGAAGCTGTCTTCGATCTCGCGACAGATCCGAATCGTCTCGCGAACCTCGCAAGCGCTTTCACCGCGACGTCGACGACGTCGGGCACCGTGACGCTGACCGGGCCGGTCACGGCGCCTGGCGACCTCGAGATCCACTTCGTCTATCGCCCCGAGGTCGCGGTCGATCGCCATCGCGACGACATCAAACCGGCGTACATCCCCGCGGTCATCATCACGACGATCACGCACGAGGGCGAGACGCAGAAGGTTCAGGGCGCCGATCTGATCGTCGATCGCGCGACAGGGACGGCCGTTCGGCTTCCCTCGCCGCGTCAGGGCGACATCAGGTTCGGGTTTCGAATCGAGGCAGAAAGAACGCAAGATCGTGCTCGTCTTAGTGACGAAATTTGTTGCTTCTTCGACGAGAACGCGCTGATCCGCTCCGCGGGCCTCGATCGAAGCTATACAGTGCAGCTCGTGGACGAGTTCTCATCCGCACGCGATCCGGGGCTCGAGGGCATCCTCGAGAGCGACGGGGCCTTCGTGGTCTACTCCGTCGTCCGCTTCGTGCGTTCGGCCTCCGATGAGGTCGGTGTCTCTCGCCTCCGGTTGAGGGTCGACGGTGAACAGAATCCCTTTGACATCGTCGGCACATAGCCGACCAAGAGGAAGAAAATGGCGACGAGGAGCTTCGGTCCGACCCAAGGCGCGGGAACGCGCATCGAGGAACAGAGCAACGGCAACCCCATCGTTCCCGGCGCTCTCGGCTGGGTCGCGTACGCGGGCGTGCTGGACCGAGGGCCGATCGGCGAGCTGATCATCCTCACGAGCCGCGACGACAAGACGCTGAAGATCGGCGGTCGGATCGCGGCCTCCACGCTTCCCGACGTGATCGAGCACTACTTCGAGATCGCCGCCGGCGCCGGTGGGGTCCTCGCGGTGCGCGTCACCGACGGCAACGAGCTCGCCGCGTCGATCCCCCTCTACAACCGCAACGCCGCGGCGCGCACGCAGCTCGGAACGCTGAGCGCGCAGAACGGCGGCACGTGGGGCGGTCGCCGCCGAACGTTCTGGGGCAACTTCACGGCCGGCGGCGACCTCACCACGATCACCCTCGACACCGGCCTCGCCACGTTCACGACGGACGAGTGGGCGGGCGGGACGCTCTACCTCGACGCGGTCACGAACCAGTCGTGGGAGATCGTCGGCAACACGGCCGCGGGCATCATCACCGTCGTCGCGGACGCGGACATCCTCGCGGCGTGGACGGCCGCGGCGGCGCCGACCAACTTCGGGTACTACCTCGAGCGTGCGAACGTGGACGAGCGCGGCAACGAGCGCGCACTGAGCGTCGAGATCCGAGACGGCGCCGAGAACCCGACCAGCGAGTTCGGCGTCTACGTGTACCTCGACGGCGACCTCGTGAAGGCGTGGCCGAACCTCTCCGTGGACACGAACTCGGCGCGCTATTGGGCGCCGCTCATCAACAACGACGGCGGCAACTTCTACGTGACGGCCGCCGACACGTTCACGGGCACGCGCGACGCGACCGCTCGCCCCGCGAACCAGGTCGGCGAGATCGGCACCGTCACCGCGACGGTGCTGACGCCGGTCCTCTCCGAGTTCACGGTCGTGACGAGCCCGACGGGCGCGAACCCGACGCACACGCTCGGCACGACGACCGATCTCATGGTCGCTCAGGTGCTCACGATCACGATGACGAGCGCGAGCGCGTTCGATGTCGTGTCGGACGTCTTCGGGGCTCTCGGGTCCGGAACGGAAGCGACGCTCTTCACGCCGGCGAACAACCGCGCGCCGCCGTTCACGATCACGAACGGTGCGACCATCCTGGCGACGGGCAACGTGCTGCGCCTCGTCTACAAGGGGCTTCGCGCCGGCGATCTCGTCGACGGGCTGCTCTTCCCCGACATCGTCAACTTCCCGACGACGTCGTTCCGCATCGTCGCGAACACGCACTCGGCGATCACCGTCGCGGCCGGGTCGGACATGACCGCCGTCGCCGCGATCGCGGATCAGTGGCGCGCGCAGTACCGCGATCAGCTCGCGGGCGGGCGTGACGGGATCGCGGATCTCGTCGATGCGGACTTCGTGAACCAGGCCTTCACGGTCGGGTCGAGCCCGTTCGATCAGCTTCCGCTTCTCGGGGGCTACGGCCTCGTCAAGTTCGCCTCGCCCGGCCAGACGGCGACGGCGGTGCAGCAAGCGGGGCGCGCCTACGCCGCGGCGCGGAATCACCAGTTCCGTTACGAGGTGCCGGCCGCCACCGTGACCGCGGACGCAGCGGCGACGTACCTCGACAACACGCTCGGCCGAAGCGACTACGCGAAGGTGAGCTTCCCGTCGTTCGGCTACATCGTCGATCCCGACGGCGAAGGCGCCGAGAAGCTCGTCCCGCTGACGGGCAAGATCCACGGTCGCGAGGCGCGGATCGCCGCCGATTACGAGACCTACGCGAAGGCCGAGGCCGGGATCGACGCCACGCTTCCGGGCATCACGCGACTCGCGACGGGCGACACGGTGCTCAACGAAGAGTTCCTCAACCCGCGCGGGATCAACGTGATCCGCAAACGGCGAGGCAACTTCATCCTGTGGGGCGACCGGATGCTCGCCGTCAACTCCGAGTGGCGCTTCGCGCACGCGCGCGAGGTCATGAGCTATTGGGAGCAAACGCTCTCCGAGAACCTCGATTGGGTGATCTTCGGCTTCAACGATCCGCAGACCCGCGCGCAGGTCGTCGGCGCGCTCAAGGAGTTCTTCCTCGGGGCGTATCGTCGACGCGCGCTCGACAACAACCTCGCGTTCGAGGACGCGGCGATCATTCAGTCGGATCTCGCGAACAACCCGGCGGCCGTGCGCGCCGCGGGCGACGCGGTCGTCGACGTGAAGGTGAAGATCACCGACGTCGTCGAGCGGCTGAAGATCCGCATGTCGAAGCAAGGCGTGTTCGATTCCGCGGCCTGATAGGGCGCACTTGACCAGGGCCCGAAGGGGGCTCGAAAGGGGTTCTTCGCGATGACTCTTCCGTTCAACCGAGATCAGCTCGAGGGCCTCGGCATCTCGATCGATCATCCGCACTTCCGGCGGGTGGCCGATCGGTTCGCCGAGCTCCTCAACGTCCAATCGGGGCAGGCCACGATCCTCGCCGCGGCGGCGTCCGTGAACGTCGACCTCGACGCGGCTCTTCACGGCTCGCCCGCGTGGGCGGTCATCGAGCAGGCGACCGCGGACGGCACGCTCACGTACATCACGCGCGTGTTCTGGGCGGCGGCCACGCAAGGCCGCCTGACGATCGTCGGCGACGCGGCGGCCACGGCGAACACCGTCGTGCGCTGGTTCGTGCTCCCGGTCAGCCCCGCGACGCGGCAGTAAGGAGCGATGAAGTGAAAGGCGTCCTTCAGGCGGATCACATTCCGCTCAACAGCTTCCGGCTCGTGATCGTCGGACTTCCCGATCTCGTCCTGACGGGCGTCAGCGGGCTCGAGGAAGAGCTCGACGTGACGAACCTTCCCGACCGCACGATCGCTTCGGGCGGCCGGACGGGGCCCGTCGAGTTCGACATCATGCAGCCGCTCCACCACACGGCGGAGTACCTCGCGATGGAGGCGTGGTTCCGCGAGTCGCAGGATCCGGCCCCGCCGACCTACCGCAAGGTCGGCATGCTGGTCCTGCCCTCGCTGAGCCAGTCGCGCGAGCGCTCCTACACGTTGGTGGGGCTCTTCCCCCGCCGTCGGGCCCTGCCCGACTTCGAGATGGACAACGAGGGCGAGCTCTCGGTCGTCACCTGGGGCATGGCGTGCTCTCAGGTGCTTCCGATCGGTCTCTAGCCCCCCAAACCCGCACGGCTCGACCTATCAAGGTTCGGCCGGTTGGAGGTGACCCGTGCGAATCGACTTCGATCCCTTCGCCACCCAAGATGACGACGAGGATGTCGTCGCCGCCCCCGTGCTCGAGACCAAGCTCATTCGCGAGCTCGGCCCGCGCCTTCCCTTCGGCATTCGTGACGATGCGACCGGCGAGATCAGCCGTCGAATCGCCTTCGAAGACTGGACCTTCGAGACCGAGAAGCGGCTCTCGAAACGCCGCGACAAGATGCAGACGGCGGACCTGCCGACCTTCGTGTCGGTGGTGCTCGCCGAGACGGTCAGCGTTCTCGGGCCTTACGACTTCGTCGCGCTGTCGAAGGGGAAGGGGAAGAGCGCCGCCTTCACGGAGCGACAGACGCGCATCGCGTCGATGCTCATGGGCGACGTCTACTTCGCGTATCTGATGCTTCGCATCCACGCGATCGGGCCGACGCTGCGCATGCGGTTCCGTTGCGTGAATTGCAAAACGTCGTACGAGCTCCCCGTCGATCTCGAGAGCGCCGAGGTGCGGATCGCCGATTCACTCGAGCCGCTGATCTGGCGGTACACCCTCGAGAAGCCGCTCGAGGTCGCGGGAAAGAAGGCCGTGGCGTTCGGCTTCGGGCCGATGCGGTGGTCGTCGCTGATGGGCGTGGATGTGACGTCGGCCGGCGTGGTCGCGGGCGCGAAGATGTCGTTCATCCGCGATTCCGTTCGAGCGGTCATCACGGAAGACGGGACCGAGCTCGAGGTGAAGCCGAGCGAGGCAGATCTCGCCCCCATGGCGAAGCGCGACATCGAAGCGATCGCGTCGGAGATCGATTCGCATCAGCCGGGCCCCGACATGTCGATCGAGCATGACTGCGCGAAGTGCGAACACGAGAACCGCTTCCCCCTCGATTGGGGGTACGACGGTTTTTTCGGCACTTCTTCCCGGTAAGGCGGCTGGACGATCTGAGGGAAGAGATGTTCGCGATCGTCTACCTCACGCCCGGCGTCGCGTTCCCGTACGATGGACTCGACGCCGACGATCGCGCGTGGCTGGTGAAGCGGCTCGAGCGACAGAAGCGCGACGAAGCTGCGGCCTTCAAGCGAGGTCGGGCCGGCAAGAGGTGACGAGATGTTCCAGCGGATTGGCCTTGGCGGGACCCTGACGTTCAACAGCGCGGCGGCCGACTCCGCGATGAAGCGTTCCGCCGGCCTCTTCCGCAACCTCCAGAAGAGCGCGAAGGGCGCCGCGTCTGGCGTTCGATCGATCGGCATGGCCGTGGGCGGCGCGTCCCTCGCGCTTCTTCCGCTCACGGCCGCGATGGCGGTGGGCGCCGGCCAAGCCGCCTCGTTCGAAAATCAGATGAAGGCCGTTCAGGCCATCACCGGTGCGTCCGGTGAAGACCTGACGAGGCTCACGAACAAAGCGAAGCTCATGGGGGCCACGACGGCCTTCAGCGCTTCGCAGGCCGGTCAGGGGATGGAGTTCCTCGCGCGGGCCGGCGCCAACACCGACGAGATCATCTCCGCGCTCGATGGCACCATGGCGGCGGCGGCGGCGGACGGCATGTCGCTCGCCGACGCGACCAACTTCGTCGCGCAGGTCGTCAAGGGGATGGGCCTCTCGTTCGGGGAGGCGACTCGCGTCGCGGATGTTCTCGCGCTCACGAGCGCGAGGTCGAACACGAACATCTCTCAGCTCGGCTCGGGCTTCCAGTATGCGGCGGCGCAGTCGCGCACGATGGGCTTCTCCCTCGAGACGACCGCCGCCGCGCTCGGCAAGATCGCGGACTCAGGCCTTCAGGGGTCGATCGGCGGCACGAGCTTCACGAACATGCTCGTGAAGCTGGCGAAGCCGTCCAAGGCGGCGGGGAAGTTCATGCAGAACTTCGGGATCGCGCTCTCGACGACGTCGGGCGAGATGGTCCCTCTTCCGCGGATCGTCGAGCAGTTCTCGAAGGCGCTCGGGACGATCAAGGATCCGGTCAAGCAAGCGCGGATGATGACCGAGCTCTTCGGCGTCCGTGGGCAAAAGGCCTTCGCTGCGCTTCGGAATGCAGGGCCGCCGGCGATCGCGGCGCTGATCAAAGAGCTCGAGGAAGCGAAGGGCGCGGCCGATCGCATGGCGAAGACGCGCCTCGACTCGTTCATCGGTCAGATGACGATTCTGAAGAGCGCGGCCGAGGGTCTCGCGATCGAGCTCTTCGGGCCGATCCTCGGAGCGGTTCGGAAGTTCATCACGGCAGGGGCGACCGGGATCGGCGAAGTCGCGCAGGCGATTCAGCTTCTTCGATCGGGGCTCCTCGACTCGAGCACGAAGGCGGGGAAGGAAGCTCGTGCGCAGTTCGCCAAGCTCGGCACGACCGCAAAGTCGATCGCGAAGGGCGTGTCAGCCGGGATCGACTGGATCGTCGGCGCCGTCGAGCGGCTCGGCGATCGCTTCTCGTCGATTCGCAAGCGCGTGAAGGCCTTCCTCGGGCCCGACGGGATCGAACGGATCTCTCGACTTGCGACGATCTTCTTCGTTGTGGCCGGCGCTGCCGCCCCTGTGGTCGGCGCGCTCGCCGCGATCGGTCTGGTGATCTCGACCGTGGTGGTCCCGCTGGTGAGCGGCCTGTGGGCGGTGCTGAGTGCCGTCGCGAGCGTGCTCGTCGGCCCGGTCGGGGCCGCGCTCCTCATCGTCACGGGGCTCGTCGCCTACTTCAAGCGCGAGAACGAATCGCTGACGCAGGCCTTCGTGCGCCTGGGCGGCGTCGCGATCGCGTGGCTCAAACAGATCTGGACGACCGGTCTGTGGCCGCTGATCCAAGGGATCGCGCAAGGCTTCGCGCCTGTCTTCGACGACCTCAAGGCATCCTTCTTCAACGTCGTCGAGAGCTTCCTCTTCGGCTTCACGGAGATCGGTCGGCTGATGGGCCTCACCGCGATGAGCGGGAAGACGGATTGGCTCGAGGTCGGGCGAACGATTGGTTCGGCGCTTGCGGCCGTGATCTCGGCGGTCGCGACGTTGGCGGCATGGGTGATCAGGGTCGGGATCTTCGCCGTGACGACCGCGCTGCGCATCTACAAGGCGGTCTATGCGAACATGGTCAACCCGTTCCTGCGGGTGATCGCGATCGTGCAGAAGACGCGAGACGGTCTCGCCGACCTCTTCAACGGCAACATCTTGTCCGGCCTGAAGAAGATCGGCTCGGCGCTCCTCGATTCGCTTCTCGCGCCGCTCCGGTCGATCGTTCTCGCCGCGATCACGCTCGCCGACGCCGTGAACATCCCGATCCCGGACGCGCTTCGGAAGTTTGCCGAGTCGGGCTTCGAGCCCATTCGGATCGAGCCGAAGGACGAGCCCGGCGCCGCCGGCGCGCGGGCAGTGCAGACGAACACCAACACGGCAGCGGAAGCGGCGGCCCCGCCCGAACTTTCGGCCGACGTCGTGGTCGAGGACAAGCGCACGATCAACGTGAAGTCGGCCCTGACCGTCGACGGTCGTGAGATCGCGTTCGCTGTCGCCGAGAACCAGACCGAGGTCACGGACCGTGCAGGCTTCAAGGCGACGCCATGGCAGCGTCGGCTTGCGCTCGAGCACGGCGCGGTGGTGAGGTGATCCGGTGAGCCTCTTCGATCGCAACTGGCACATCGCGAACCTCGATAGCGGAGACGAGATCGAGGGCGACTTCGAAGCGCAGGGCGTGACGAGAAACGTCACGGCCGAATACAGCGAAGCCTTCGCCGTCGGCCGACAAGAGCCGATCCTTCAGTTCCTTCACGGCAACAGCGACACGATCAGCTTCTCAGCGCGCGTCTTCGCGTGGCACGGCTTCCAAGACGTTCGAGAGAAGCTCGACCGCCTGATCGAGTGGGTGCGCGTGACGCCTGGCCTCGGCCGTCCCCCGCGTGTGCTGTTCTGGATCGGCAACGGCGAGATCAGCCAAGAATCGGTGATCTCGGGCGTCACGGACATCGTGTATGACCCGCCGAAATGGGACGGCGGGGTGCGCGGCGCCGCATTCACCGTCTCGCTTCGACAATACACGTCTTACAACCTCGAGACCGGGGACCCGCCCGAGACCCGCTACCATCCGGCCGCCGCTGGCGACTACCTCGAGCTCCTCGCAGCGACCGAGTATGGACGCGCCGAGCTTGGCGTGGTGCTCGCGCGTCGGCAACCCGCCCTCACCTTCCCGATCGCGGCAGGGTCAATCGTGAAGCTCCCTTCGCTTGAGGCGATCCGAAGTGAGGTGATCGCTCCGAGTTCGCACGTCTTCGCCGGCGCCACGTCGAAGAAGGTGACCGCGCAACGGACGCTGTTCGAGACCGTGCTCGATCGGCTCAACGTGTCGCGTACCAGCACGGTGCTGTGATGGAAGGGCGGGACCTCGCGCCAGCGTTCGACCTTCAGGTCAACGGGATCAATCTCGGTCCCGACATCATGCGCGCGGTCACGTCGGTCGAGTACGAGAGCAGCGACGGGATCGCGGACCTTCTGAAGATCAAGATCGCGAACGTCGACGCGAAGCTGAGCTCGTCCAAGCTCTGGACGGCAGGAAACGAGGTCTCGCTCTTCGGCGGGTATGGCGATCGTACCGAGTTCATCGGCGGGGTCCAGATCGTCGAGCCGAAGTTCTTCTTCCCGGCGGACGCGATGCCGACCATCGAAATCGTCGGCTACACGCGCGACCACGCGATGATGGATGACGGACCGGCGAAGCTCACCGACGGCAAGACGCGCAAACAGAAGAACAAGCGCACGTGGCGCAACGCTCAAATCCGCGAGATCCTCGAAGAGAAGGCCAACGTCTACGGGATGGACCTCGACGCGGACGACTTCAGCATCGGGAAGTCGGTCACGCAGAAGACGGGCATGTCGGACTACGACCTCGTGAAAGGGCTCGCCAACCTGACGGGCTTCGTCTTCTGGGTCGACCACGATCCGCTCGGCACTGCGACGCTGCACTTCAAAAAGCCCGAGTCGTTGCCTTCCTACCAGGACAAGGCATACCGCTTCCGCTACAGCACGAGCTCGCTCTCGACGCTTCTCTCGTTCTCACCGACGTACAAGTTTCGAGGCTACCGCACCGCGCTCAAGGTGATCGTTCGGAATCCGCTCACGGGGAAGACGTTCGACGAAGAGGTCACCGACGACTCTTCGGAAGAGATCGACACGGTCTTCGCCGGCGACGTCGACGACGAGGTTGAAGGCCCCTTGCCGCCGCCGACCTTCGCGAAGATCATCGTCGGCGAGTACAGCGTGACGACCATGACGCGGAAGGCCTTCTCGAACGCCGCCGAGGTCAAGCTCTGGGCTCGAAACTGGTTCCGGCGACAGCGTGACAACTTCGTGGTCGGGCGCGGCGAAGTGATCGGCGTGAGCGATCTGCGCGCGCGTCAGACGCACGAGATCCTCGGGCTCGGCCGCCTCTTCGATGACCAATACGAATTCGTTCGCGTGCGGCACAAGTTCGCGGACAGCGGATACCGATGCGAGTTCTCCGCGAGGAAGGTGCTGTGACCGTCATCGTCGAACGCTTCTCCGCGATCGTCACTCGGCTCGCGGACGATTCACCCCCGCGCGGGCGCGTGTTCGTGAAGTGCGCCGACATCACTGGCGACGACGAGCAAGAGCTTCCGGATGCGATCGAGCCTGTTTGGCAATGGGGATGGTTCACCGTTCCTGATGTCGGCGAAGAGATTGAGATCGAAGCGGTGACCTCGGACGAGACGACCGAAGACGTGCCGAACCAAGCGTTCATCGACGAACCTCGATTCCGATGGACCGGGCGTCGCTTCGCGAGCGAAGAGGGTGAGGCTCCTCGCCCGCCGAACGCGATCTTCACCGCGACGAACCATGGCAAGCGCCGCGGCTTCGCCACGCCGACCGGTCACTTCCTCGTGTTCGACGACACCGAAGGCGCCGAGCGGATTCTTCTCGCATGGACGCGCCCGAGCGACGGCGGAACGGCCTTCCTCGACTTCCAGCCGAACGGCTCGATCGTGATTCAGAACCGGACCGGCTCGACGATCTTCTTCAACGCGGAAGCCGGCGAGTTCATGATCATCGACGAGCACGGGAACGTGATCACGACTCGCTCAGCCGGCGTGGCGATCATCGACCGCCACGGGAACACGATCGAGACGACGAGCGCATCGATCTCTGTGAATGCGCAGGGTGACACGCTCATCAACGCTGGCTCGAACGTCACGGTGCAGGCCGGCGCGGACGTCACGGTCCAGTCGGGCGCCGCACGCACCGTCAACGTCAACTCGCAGGGCGGGACCGTGAACGTCGACGGCGCGACCGTGAACGTGCGCGGAGCTCAGACCACGCTCGGGGCCGCGCCATCGTCACCCGTCGCGCGCTTCGTTGAGCTTCAAGCGAGCTTCGACACGCACATCCACCTGACGGCCTTCGGCCCGAGCTCGCCGCCCGTCGTGCCCTTGCTCCCGGCGGTTGCGTCCGCGACGGTCACGGTGTCCTGATGCCTTTCGATGTAGGTGGATTCACGGCGGCCATCGTCGACCTGTCGGTGAACCCGCCGGCTGACGCGCAAGAGACAGCGGACCGCTGGGCCGCCGCCTTGGGCGCCTTCTTCGCCCCGGTCGCGCTCCCCACCCCGCTCCCTGGCGTTCTCAGCGCCGCCGAGGCGGCCATGAGCGCCGCCATGGCGCCGTTGGTCTCTCCGGTGCCTGGTGTCGGCGCCGTCGCGCTGGGCGCCGGCTACGCGGCCTTCACAGCGCTCATGGTGGCCGCCACGCCCCCACAGGCTGTGGTCCCGCCTCCGGCGCTCTACGTGCCCCCGCCGCTCCCGCCGATCAACGACCCGAACATCCCCGCCGCTTCGATCGCGGCGACGACCGTCGCATGGGCGATCACGGGAACGGTGACGATCCCGCCGGCGAGCCCTGTACCCTGGTCCTGATGCCGTCGTGCAACTTCCCAGCGCTTCCGGTTCCTGCGTTGCCCGTTCCGACGATCGCGCCGCCGGCCGGGCCGGCGCTTCCTGCTCTCCCCTCGCTGAGCGCGGACGTGTCTCTTCCGTCGCTGCCTTCGATCTCCCTCCCCGTCCCGACGATCGCGGTGCCGGCCGGCCCCGCGCTTCCAACATTGCCAGCATTGCCAAGCATAGAATTGGGCGTCTTGCCGACACTCCCGACGATCTCCCTCCCCGTCCCGACGATCGCGCTACCTTCGGGTCCGGCACTCCCGGCGCTTCCTGAGCTCCCTGCGTGCCCCTTTGAGTGAACGATGTCGACCGGCCTTCCGCTTCCTGTTCGTCCTGGCCCCTCGGGCGGCACGCCGTTGCTCTCCGGGGCCGACCAGGCGATCAAGCTGCTCCTCGTCGCGCTCGGGGCCGACGAGACCGAGAACGCCTTCGAGCTCGACAGGAATCTCGGATATGGCCACGTCTTCGGGCTGTCGGATCCGGTTCAGCAAGCGCTGATCCGTCGACGGCTCATCGTGATCTTCTCGCGGTTCGAGACCGACAAGCGGTTTCGTCTCGTGCCCGAATCGATCGCGTTCACGCGCGAGACCGAAGGCGAGCTCGTGCTCAGCTTCCGTTACATCGACCTCGAGACCGACAGACCCGAGACGTTTCGGCGTAAGCTGTCCGCGATCAGCCAATTCGGAGCGTGAGACGTGGCGACTATCGACATTCCCAGCTTTCGCTTCGGCGCCTTCTACTACGCGGACCTCATCGAGGCGCTTCGCGAGTACGGCCGGCGCAACGTCCCCGAGCTGACCGACGAGAGCGACCAAGAGCCGATGATCCAGCTCGAGCGCATGCTCGGGCTCGTCGGTCACATCAACGCCGTGCGCGTCGACATGGCGGCGAACGAGAGCACGCTTCCGACGGCCCAGCTTCGCGCGTCGGTGGCGAACCTGCTCGAGCTGATCGACTACCGGCTCGCCACCGCGAGCCCTGCTCAGACCGAAGTCGTGTATCAGCTCGCGCAAGTGCTTTCTGCGACGGTCGAAGTGATCCCGCTGGCTGCGCAGGTGGCAACGCGCTCGACGCCGACGGATCCGGCTCGGGTCTTCGAAGCCCTCGTCGCGCTCTCTGTCACGCGAACCGATCAGGTCGGGTCCGCGTTTGCTGTGGAAGATGGCGTCTACACCGACGTCACGGCGCTCGCAAATCTGGGGACGGCGGGGAACGAGATCACCCCGTGGGTGACGCCGGTGGGCGGCAGTGCCGCGCGTGAAGGCGACTCGCTCCTCTTCTCGCATCCCGAAGCGATGTGGGATCGCGTCGCGCTCACGTTCGACACGCCCGGCGCTGGCCTGACCGGCGTTTGGGAATACTACGACGGCCGCTTCGACAAGGCGAACCCGACGCTCGTCACGGACAACGGGACGACGCTGACCTTCGACCTGACCGACTATCTCGGCACGACGGATCTGCGCGGCACGCCGATCCGTGTGCGGCTCAACTCGACAGGTGCGTTCGAAGACCTCTTCAGCGATTTCGTCGGCGGCGTGAACGTCGTGACGACGACCGGCTTGCTCGGGCAAAGCTCGCCTTCGACGCTCGTCGACGACTACACCGTGGGCGGCCCCTGGGTGAGGTTCACGAACCTCACCGACGGGACCATCGATCTTCAAGCGTCGGGGAACGTCGACTTCGACCTTCCGCAGTCGATCACCGAGAATTGGGATCCGGGCACCATCAACTCGACGTCGGGCTATTGGATGCGATACCGCATCATCACGGTGAGCGCGCCGACGGCTCCGATCATCGATCTGATCGACATCGCACAGCGCAACCAGTACGTGAAGCGGCTTGTGACTCAGGGGCAGACACAGGCCGAGAATCCGCTCGGCTCAAGCGACGGCTCGGTCAACCAACAGTTCGTGGGCGCGCGGAAGAACTACCTCGACGACACCGCGCGTGTGTGGGTCGACGACGTCGAATGGACGCGGCAAGAGAGCTTGCTTTCCAGCGCGCCGACCGATCGGCACTTCACGATCGACACGGACGACGACGGCCGCATGATCGTTCAGTTCGGCGACGGCGTGACCGGGGCGATCCCCGCGACCGGTTCGGCCAACATCCGAACCGAGTATCGATACGGCGGCGAGCTCGATGGGAACGTCGGCGCCCGGACCATCATCGTCGACAAGACGGGCCTGACGTACGTCGGAACGATCTTCAACGCGCGACGGGCGACCGGATGGGCCGCGCCCGAAGGTTCGACGCCCGAGTCGCTCGCCCGCGCGAAGATCGCGGGGCCGGCCTCTCTTCGAACGCGCGGCGTTGCGATCGGTCCCGACGACGCGATCGACCTGGTGCTTCGTGCGCGAAACTACGACGCGACGCTTCCGCTGATCACTCGCGCCGCGGCGATCGAAGAAGGCTTCGGGCCGAAGACTGTCGAGCTCGTCGTGGTTGCCGCCGGCGGGGCGCTGCTCACGCAAGCACAGCTCGACGCCATCTCGAGCTTCTTCAACGGCGATCCCTTCGCAGACCCGCCCATTCCGAAGCGCTTCGTCGCGAACTCGCAGGTCGTTGCGGTGAACTACGTCCCGCGCGTCATCGATATCACGGCGGTGATTCAGGCGGGCCGCAACTCGACCGCAACGACGATCGGAAACGCTCTCGCGCGCATCCTGCTCCCCGAAGCCGTGGAAGATGACGGCGTCACCTTCACGTGGGACTTCGGCGGGCGGGTCCCTGTTTCGCGCCTGACGCACGAGATCTTCGCCGCCGATCCGACCGCCACCGACGTCGACATCTCGACGCCGGCGACGGATCTCACCCTTCAACCCCGAGAGCTCCCCGTTGCGGGAACGTTCTCGCTTTCGGTGAACCCATGACCGCGACCTTGATCAACACCCGCACCCTTTGGCGTCGAAGCCCCTTCGGCGCTCCCGACGGCGCCGTCTCGGCGCCCGCGGCGCGCGTCGAGAACACGAACGGCGCCTTCCAGATCGGCTCAGAGGCGGAGCGCGGGCGGATCTACAACAACGTCGATACGCCGTTCACGGCGGCGGACGTGGGGCGGCTCGTAACGTTCCGAACAACTCCGCCGGCGTCGGCATCGCCCGCGGGTTCGGGTACGCGGCGACACGAGAACTTCACGGGGCGCATCACCGCGGTCGACGGTGGCGGCGCCTGGGCGACGGTCGAAGGCTTCCGCGCGTCCGTCGCTGGGACCGGCGTCACGTACATCATCCACGCGAGCGCGACGTTCACGGTCGGCACCGCGAACACGTTCCCCACGGACGAAGGTCCGCTCGGCGGCGGCGGTGGCCCCTTCCCGGCGGTTCGCACCAACAACGGGCCGACGGTGGGTCGTGCAATCTTCTTCCCGACCGCTTCGGATCTTCAGCTCCGATGGCTGCCGTGGGAGATCAGCGGGCGCACGTCCGGGACCGTCGTCACGATCTCGTCGCCACACCCTGACGCGATCAGCACGTTCCCGACGGCCTCGAGCCTCGCGTGGGAGATGCGCGACCCGCCGGTCTTCACGCCGGAAGATATCGGGCACGCGATCCACAAGGCGATGCTCTTGTGCGGCTGGGCCATCCACCACGATCGCGGGAAGAACGACGGCGCCGGCGCCGGACGCCGGATCGTCTGGGATCGGATCTACTACTCGCAGGGCGAGGATGGACAAAAAGAGCTCTACGCGCGTGTGCTCGGCGGCAACAACGCCAACGGTGTCGGCGTGGGTACGTCGGGTCAACACGGCTGGGACTTCTCGATGATCTCAGCCTATGACCGTTCGTTCGTGAACGGAGGCACGAACGAAGGCAACGGGGTGAACATCTGCCGCGGAGGCAATGCAACCAACAACAGTTGGGCGACTTCGTTCGACGGAGCAAACACGAACACGAACGGGCCGCTGTGGCATCCCGACATGCTCAACGGCAGCGCGATCCCCGACTTCCTTGCGTGGGCGACGCCCTATCACGGCACGGCCGCTTCGCAGTTCGCTCGCGAGAACGCGAAGGTGACCACGCGCGGCGGCCAGCTCTGCACCTACAACTACGCGATCTTCGGCGACCTCGACGCCATGCACATCTGGTTCGACCTCGAAGGGTACGGTTCGAGCTACGTGAGCTTCGGTCAGCTCGCGCCGCGCGGACAGACGCCCGTCACGAATTGGCGGCTGTCGTGGCCCGTGACGAACGGCACGAGCGTCACGCTGCGCATCGGCGGGCCCGGCACCGCGAACGGCGAGAACCCGGCTTCGCCGAGCTCGGGCACGGCCTACGCCGTCGGCGATCGTCTCCAGATCGTCGGGCAGGACGTCCGCGCCGGCATCACGGCGGAGACCTCGCACAGCGGCGAGTTCATCGAAAGCACGACGATCACGGCACTCCCCGGCCTACTGCCGGCCATCGGCACCGTCACGACGATCGCCGGCGCCTCTCACGTGAACGGCGAGACCCTCGTCATCAACGACGGCGAAGGGAACACGGACACGTACGAATTCCGCGACGACGCGACGCCCACCGGCGGGAACATCCTCGTCGACACGTCCGGCGCTCCGAGCGCGACGACGATGCGCGATCGTCTGATCACCGCGATCGGCACCGGGACGGTGAACATCACGCCGTCCATCGGCGACACGGCGCGTGTCGATCTCGTTCATGGGACCGCTGGCGGGGTCGGCAACGTCTCGATGACGGAAACGGTCGGCGACAGCGGCTTCGTCGCGACGGGTATGGGTGGCGGCGGCTATGGAATCACGGTCGCCAACCTCAGCGAGGACTACCTCGCGGGCGCGCTCGTGGGCGAAGACCCGCAACCGATCTACGTTTCGAAGTTCCCCCATGCCACGAACCCGTGGACGTCGATCACGAACGGAAGTGTCCGCGTCGGGAACCGTCACGCGTTCAGCGATGCGACCTATCACGACGTGAACAGCCCGACGCTCGTGAACTCGGGCTTCGACATGGCGTGCCGTCTCGAGGGGGCGGACACGAACGTCTCGACGTCACAGCCGAATCAGTCGAGCGGTCACATGGGTGCGCATCGCGTGGTGGTGACGGATCCGAACGGCGACGCGACGCGCGGCTACATCCCGCACTTCGCGATTGCGTCGGCACGAGCGGGCAGCGGCGGCGTAATCGCGAATCGGGCGGGCGAGTGGTATCTCGCGCTTCCGTCTCCATTCAACGATCCAGACGGCGACCTCGCGGTCACGACGTTGCCGCCCATCACGATGTTGCTGGGTCCTATGCCGGCCGCAATGGCGAGGCCGGCATGACCCGTCGGGTGATCGAAACGGTCATTCCGGCCGTCGACACCCTGCTCGAGCTCGTGCCTCATGACGTTCTTGAGCTCGGGGAGGTCGTCGAGACCTATGAGCCCACCTTCGACGACCTCGCGACGTTCATTCTCGTTCCGCTCGATCAAGGTGTCTTGTCGGGCGGCGCTCTGGTAGTGGCAGCCGACGGCGAAGACGAACTTCGGGATCTCGTTCCGCAAGAGACGCATCCGCCGACGTTCATCCCCGACCTCGTGCCGATCGTGAATCAGGGGTAGGCCATGACGCTGATCTACGAGTACACGCCCAACGTCCCCGACGCTTCGCCGTCAGGGACCGTGTTCGACACGACGCGCACAGGAACGACGCAGCGCGCGGCGCCGTCGACTCGCGCGGGAATGTGGGATGCGCTGCAAACGGCGTTGCTCGCGGCCGGATGGAGCGAAAACAGCCTCGCGACGCGTGACTCGGTCTTCTACTCGACCGGCGAGTCCGCTGCCGAACAGATCGGCATGCGCATCATCCTCGATTCGACTCGGATCCAATTCCTCTTGGGCGCGAAGCTCGATGCGTCGAACGCGCTCGAGGGCGAAATCGGCGTCACGACAGGGGCGGGAGTCGGGACGCTCGACAACTGGAACATCGCGACGGAAGAAGCGATGGACTTTCAGATCCGTGCCGACCTCGATTCGATCTGGGCCTTCTTCCAGAACACGGCGCACACCGGATCGGTCTTCTCGATGTTCATGGGTCGAATGATCCGCGACGGCGTTGGCGTGGTGCCCGACGTCTTCACACCGACGGCGGGCATCACGGCGGGGCGCTTCGTCACGGTGACGGTGACGGGCAACCCCCTGACGGCAGGCCTCACGCCCGGCGACGTCCTTCAGCTCGCCGAGTTCGACGCGAGCACGTCCCCCGCTGCCGAACGCGCGGTCGTCGCTGCCGTCACCACGACGAGCATCACCTTCGTGCGTCTCGCGAACAGCTACGTCGACGCCCGAATCGGAATGCTCGCGCAACCGCTCTTCCGCTGGGTCGGAACGAACAACGATCTCGACCTCGTCTCGAATTGGACGAGCCCGTTCCATTGGGACAACGTCCGCGACCAAGACCTTCAGAACACCGGCGCCGGCTCGAGCGGGAACGACCACGCATATCGCACGGTGTGGGCGCTGTCGGGTGGCGTTGCTGCGCCCGGCGCGGCGTCTGGTGGCGAGTTCGGTTCGGGCGGCTCGCCGGCCGAAGCCAACCTCCGTTTCCTCGCGCGCGCGGCGGTCATGGGCTCGGCGACGACAGATCATCCCGGGCAGATGGGCCGCGTTCCTGGCCTGTGGCAGTACGCGGGGACGCCGACGCTCTTCCCTCACGACTGGTTCGACGATCAGCGCGCTTCGCCGGTGGTCCAGGCCTCTCCTCAGCGCTTCACGTCGACGAGCCCCGATTACTACGCGCTCGGCCCGATGCCGCTGTAAGGTGCCCTCATGGCGCGCGTCCTCATCGAGACGATCGTTCCGGCTGCGAGCGGCGCCGCGCCCGCGGACACCGCTGCGCCACAGGTGCTCAACCAGGCTCCGGCGCCGGCCGCGACGGGCATTCCGACGAACACGACAATCGGCCTCGACATCGTCGACGTCGGATCGGGCGTCAACCTCGGCTCCATCATCATCGATGTGACGATCGGCGCCGGCACCCCCGAGGCCGCCTACAGCGGCAGTGCGTTTCAGGGCACGTGGACCGGATCGGTCACAGCGATCGCCAACGGGTATCGATTCAGCATCACGCCGGCCGTCGCCCTTCCCGAGCTCACGGCGATCTCGGTCCGCGTGCGCGCGACCGACCTGAGCGCGCTCCTCAACGCCGCAGACGTCACCTATTCGTTCACGACGGCTGACGAGACCGCTCCGTCGGTCGTGAACTTGAGCCCCGTCAACGGTGCGACGGGGGTCTCAGAATCGACGAACGTCAGCTTCCGCGTCACGGATGGCGGCTCGGGGGTCGACTCGAGCACGCTGGACGTGACCCTCACCGAGGGCGTGCTTGGAAGCCCCGCAGCGGCGATCACTGGCGGGGTGTTCCAGGCGCCCTACAACGGCGCGGGGTCGTCGATCACGCCCGGGGCTGGCTTCATCGATGTCGTGATCGATCGCGTCGGCGATCTGCCGATGAATGACACGACGTCGATCACGGTCTCGGTCGACGACCTGGCCGGCAACACCGGCGGACGCACCTGGTCGTTCTCG